GGAGCTGACGCGGACACGCGGCCAACGCGGTGAGGCCACCCGCGATCAGGTCGGACTTCAGCCAGGTGAGCACCGCAGCGCCGACGGTGGCCTGCGCCGCGTGGAGCGAGTTGGCCGCAGCAGCAGCGGCGTCCACCTGGTCCATGCGGTGCAGGTAGGTGGTGCGGGCAAGCATCTTGCCGACCAAGCCAGGGCTCGAGCGGATCGCTTGCCCAATCAGCTTGAACAGGTTCGCCATGACGGGAGCGGACCCGAACGCTGGTCAGCCTGCAAGGTTCGTGCGGCCTACTCGGGGTCGGGAGCGAGCACGCGGACGTCGTGCCCCTTGGCCCGCATCTGCGCCTTGAGCTTGCGCCGGTCGTGCCGCGACATGCCACCGACCTTCAACAGCATGGGCCCGCGGAACGGCTTACCCAGCTCGCCCTCGGCCAGCTCGGTGCCGTCCACGTCGTTGCGCTTGGTGATGGTCAAGCCCTGTGCTGCGAGGGCCGCTTCGATGTCCGCGAGGCTGCGCTTGTTGACCTGCATCAGCTGACTCTAACAGGCATCGGCGTCCACAGCCTGCGGCTCTCGAGCGCGCGCGCCACGAAGTGCGCCCTGTCGGCGATGTGCACCAGGCGGCCCGTGCGGCGCAGGCGTGGCGGTGCTGCGGTTGGGTGGAGCAGCTCGTGCTCGATCGCGGCACGGTCGATCGGCTCGGTGCCCATCTCCGCCAGCGCCATCGTCACCTCCGCCGGCGCAAGGTGGTGCCGCAGGTGCGACCGCTCGAAGGCGACACCGGCAAAGGGCGTCCTCGGGACCACACGGCTGGCATCGGTCGGGTGCTTCCACTGCGCCAGCTGGTGGGCGTCGTGCGGATCGATGCGGTGCAGCTCGGCCGGGTGCTCGAGCGCAGGGCGGAGAGCGCGCGTCTCGCGGATGATCTGCCGCGCCTCGGCCGCGGTGGGCGTGGCACCGAGCGCGAGCGCGATCCGCCGCACCAGGCTGACGCTCCCCGCGCCGTGCGCGTCGTAGCCCTTGTCGGGCAGCTGGGCCAGCTGCGGGTAGGCCGCGCTGCTCGCCTCCGGGCCCTTGCGCCGGGTGATCACGTTGCACCGGCAGTTGAACCCGAACGGTGGGTAGCACCGCGCCCAGAACGGATCGGTCGCCGGCAGGGTGATGCCGTGACACGCCTCGTGCGTGGGCCGCGTGGTGCGATCGTCCACGCCGCTGATCTGCCAATACGGGTGCGTGCGCAGCACCTCGGGCGCCTTGGCCTGTTGGAGCCTGCCCTGCGAGTACGACGTCGAGATGGCCTGCCGCGCCACCAGCTGCGCGTGGCTGGGATTGAGCGCGGCAAAGCCGGCCTCCTCGAGCCGCTCCGTGATCTCCTTGGCCCACAGGCGCAGGTCGATGCCCTCGCGCAGGTGATCACCAACGGCGTCGCGCACGACGTCGACGAACGACTGCCGCGCCGGACCCGCCACCGTGAAGGCGTCCTGCCGCTGCTCCTGCGTCAGGCGCTTCCACGCCTTCTTCGTGATGCTCTTGCGCTCCTTGAAGTCGGCGATGGCCTCCTCGAAGGGCTTCTGCGCGAAGCCGTGCAGCTCGTAGTCGGCGGCCGACCCCTGCGCAGGCGGGTCGTCGTCGCCGAGCGTGAAGGCCAGCGGCTCCTCCACGCGCTTGCCGGTGGCGATCTCCCAATCCACGTCGAGCGCGCCCAGCATGGCGCCGCGCAAGCTCTCGCGGAACAGCAGCTCGGCCAGCGGCTTGGCGGGCAGCGTGCGCAGCGACGCGTAGATGTTGGCGGCGCGGAGCTGCGGGTTCGACGCGGGCGCTTCAGCCGCGTGCTGCACCACCGCCGTCCAGTGCTCCATCACGCCCACGGCCTGGTCGGCCACGCGGGTGACGATCTGGTCGACGGTGCCGTTGGGGTTCATCGCCCGTCGGCGAGACCGCGCGCGTCCAGCTGGGCCTGCACGTGCCCGGCGATGCGCTCGGCGCGCGGGCGGTCGCAGCCCTCCGCGGCCATCAGGTGCTGGACTAGGTCCACGTGCTCGTCGTCGTCGAGCGCCATGCGCGCCGCCTGCACGGTGTCCTCCTCGGGGTCGTTGCCTGGCGCGGTGGGGTCGTCGGCGGCGTCGTCCGTGGTGCCGTCGTCCTTCTGGCCGGTGGGCTGCGACAGATCGCCCGGCGCACCTGCCACCGGCGCGGCGCGCTGGATCACCTCCTCGTCCTCCTCCGGCGCGCGCAGGCCAGCGATCGATCGCGCCTCGTCCACGGCCACCTTGACGCCCATGCTCACCGCCTTGCCGACGATGTCGAGCTCGGTCTTCCGGTCGCGCGGCTTCTGCGCGTCGAGCTCGAGCTTCGGCTTGTACAGCGCCGTGGCCTCGGGCCCCCAATTGACCAGGGCCAGGTAGGTGATCAGCTGGTGCGTCAGCACCTCGGCGAACTCTTCGCAATCGCCCTGGTGCATGGACAGCTGCTCGTTCCGCAGCTCCGTGGTGGTGCTGCTGCCCAGGCCGGTGGGCGACGCGTCCATGGTGCCGCTGGTCCAGAGGATCAGCTTGTTGATCTGCTTGTCGATGTCCTCGCTGTTCATGTGGAACAGCGCGCCCGTGTTCTCGCCAGGGAACTCCACGTCGAGCTCGATGCCCGGGTCGAACTGCGCCGTCGTCTCGGCGCCCAGCGCGCTCGCCGCGTTGAAGGCGGCCTTCAGCTGGTCGGGGCTGACGTTCGCCTCCGCGCCACCCTTCGCCGTGACGATGCGCCAGGGGATGCCCACCAGCTCGGTCAGCTTCATCCGCATGCGCCAGTCGAAGCGCTTGAAGAAGCTCCAGTACATGCACGGCGGGCCCAGGCCCTCGCGCTCGGGCAGCTCGCCGAACAGCTCCGGCAGCCACGTGAGGAACTTGGCCGGGTAGTCGTCGAGGGCGACGCCGTCGTTGGCGAACATGCCTTGCAGGTAGTTCGGGTCCACCAGGCGCAGCTCGCGCTGCGTGCCGAACGACAGGTTGCGCTTCGGGATGGGGCGCACCTCGGTGGGCAGCCACTTCAGCTGGAACGGCGCGGTGCCCAGCGGCACGGCCAGCGGTTCCCAGTGCAGCTCGAGCGCGCCACGTCCGTAGAACAGCGCCCACGCCAGGCTCCGCAGGCGCAGCCGCAGGTAGGGGATCTTGGCCAGCGCCGCGTGCATCGCCTCGACGGCGAGCGCCGCCTTGGCCTTGTCCACGTCGGGACCGCGTGCGGGCACCAGGTTGGCCGGCGCGCGAGCGAGGATGCCGGCGCGCTTGCTCATCGCGCTGGCCATGTTCGGGTCGATGCCCCGGCTCTCGCTCTCCAGGTCGGTGATGTCCGCCATCAGCCCCACCTCGGCGCTCTTGGTGGCCTGCTCGATCGCGATCAGGTCCAGCCCGTGCCCGTAGTAGCGGCGCCACAGGGAGCGCAGCTGCACGGTGCGCGGATAGACGTCGGCGCTGAGCGACCGGCTGGGCTTGGCTGCTGCAACAAGGTCGGGAAGCGCCATGGGGTGGATGGTTCCGCGCGCCCCCAGGCGGCGCAAGGTTCGCCACCACCGTATCAGAAGCCGCCACCGGGCCGATGCATGCTCACGCGCTTGCCGTCGCCGCCACCGGCCCGCGCCGTCGCAGCACCACCGCCACGGGTGCACTCGCGGTGCGCGCGGCTCAGCGCGTCGATCTGGTCCTTGAGCTTGCCGATGGGGAAGTCGTGCGCCTCGCGCAGAAACTCCTCGTTCCAGTCGCCCTTCACGATCGCTAGGCGCTTGCCCTCGGCGCTGGCGCTGGGCGGCTTGGCGCGGTCCACCTTGTCGCCGGTCTCGGGCGTGGCGCGCCAGCTGTGCCCCTCGAGCACCTTGGCCAGCTGGTCGCGCTGGGCGATGCCGCTCTGCCCCGGGTCGATGGGGAAGGACACGAGCACCGGCCCGCCGTGGAACGCGTCGTCGCTCACGGCCAGCTCCTTCATCATCTGCTCCACCTCGTGCGGCCTGCCCCACAGGCGGCGCACGTGCTCCACCACCAGCAGGCGACTGCGCAGCACCGCCATCCGCAGGGCCACGGTGGCGGCGCGCTGCTCGTTCGTCTTCTTGGGCGTGGCTGCCAAGTCGTAGGCGCGCACGCGGAACAGCACGTCGGCCGGGTGCGGCATGCGGTCCAGCAGCTGCCCGCGCTCGCGGGTGAACCACGCACGCTGGAACATGAGCCCAGCGCCTGGGCGCACCAGCCAGTCGCCGTACAAGCGCTGCGCCCGCGTGACCGGGTCCAGCAGGGTGAGCGCGCGCCGGTACTCCGCGCCGACGTACTCGAGCATCACCGTGGGGATGAAGCACCGGCTCATCGCCTCGGGGTGGTCGGCGCCGCACAGCACCTCGCCCTCGGTGGTGGGGTCGATCCGATAGTGCAGCCACGCGCCAGGCTGCGCGCGCGGGCCGTCGTACTCCGGATCGTGCAGCCTGATCCACGGACCGAAGCGCGCGACCACCCAATCGTGACCGATGCCGCCGGGCGTGGCCGTCGAGCGCAGGCGCAGCGGGATGGGCGGCCCGCTGGCGAGGATGCGGTCGTTCTGCCGCATGCGGCTGGCCAGGTACGTGTACTGGATGAGCGCGAAGGTCTGGAGCTCGTCGAACGCCACGTACTGGTAGGCGCTGCCGTCGAACTTGAACCTGTCCGTCTCGGCGTCCATGCCCGCCAGGTCGATGCGCGCGCCGCTGGGCCACACCCACGTGAGGCCGCCGTTGGCGGGCAGGCCACCGCACCGCGGGTACAGGTTCCACGCGCGCTCGAGCAGGCCGTCGGCCTTGGTCAGCTCGGTGTAGTGGCGCCGCAGGATCAGCGCCGCGTAGCCGGGCCGGTGCACGTGGCGCAGCGCGCCGACCAGCAGGCTGGTGGTCTTGCCACCGCCGACGATGCCACCGGTGCACGCCTCGAAGGCGCCGCACGCCAGGAAGACGGTCTGCGGCCCCGCCTTGGGTGTCCAGGTGCTGCCGTCGGCCATGGGTGGGGATAGCAACGGCGGCGCAGCGTTTGGCGCACCGCTAGGTCAGTGCACCGCGCCGCCGTCGCCCTCGAGCCTACTCCGGTTCGGGCTGGGCCAGGAAGGCGAGCGCCTTGCGCTGGAACTCCAGCAGCTCGCGGTACGCCACGTTGCGCTCGGGCGCGCCCTTGGGCTGGCGGCCTGCCTCGTCGGCGAGCGCCATCACGACGCAGCCCTCCTGGAACAGGTCGCCGGCCCGCTTGCCTGGCACCTGGCGCAGGCGGTGGAGCGCGTCCCGCACGATGTCCGCGTGCAGGGGGATCTCGCCCGTGCTCTTGCGCGGCTCGTGCATCAGCAGCGCACGCGCTTGGGTGGGCCCATGTCCGCCGGCGGTGGCGGTGGCTCCTTGCGCCCGGGCCTGCGGTAGGGCGTGCCCACGTTGCGCGAGGACCTGGGCGACGTCGCTCGTCGACGGGCGACGCGTGTCGCCGCTCGAGGCTCGACACCGATGCGCAGCGTGAACACCAGCAGCCCCACGGACACGGCCAGCAGCAGCACCGCGATGAGCAGCCGCGCGACCACGAGCGTCAGACCAGGCACCACGCGATGCGCTTGACGTTGCCGGTGTTCGTCTCGAGGCGCGCGAAGATGTCGTGGCCGCGCACGTCGAACAGGGCCGTCTTGACCGCCGGGCCGCCGGTGTAGAGCGTGGCCGTTGCGGTGGCGTGCAGCTGAATCCACAGCCCGGTGCGCGTCTCGCGCGACCAGAGCGTGATCTGCTGCGAGGTGCCATCGAGGCACATGGCCAGGAACCCGCTGACGCCCTGGCCCTGCTCCTTGGCGGAGATCGCGTGGATGCGCGAGGCCACGGGTGGCGTGGTGTTCGGCGAGTTTTCGCCGCCGAGGTTGCCGCCTGCGCCGTCTGCCTGGCCGATGAGTCTCCACGGAGCTGCCATGCCCGGGAGCCTACACCCACCATGGGGCCCGTGTCCGCACGCCACGGAGCCGGGCGTTCCTGAACGAGCTGTCCCGAATTGAGCTCGAGCTACGGACCACCCATCCTACGCCTGCGGCAGCCACACCAGGAGGTCGCCCTTGCGTGGGCCCTCCTGCCCGGTGAGGTGCTGCCGGTGGTGCTCCTCCAGGGCCATACCTGCCCGGTCGCCCTTCCGGTCGCGGACGCGCGTGTCCTCCTCGAAGGCGCGCACCGTCCACACGTTGCCGCGCGGGTCCTGGAAGCGGTCGCCAGGCTTGGCGTCGCGATCGAGCACCGCATCCACGACGATGCAGTGGTCCTGAAGGTGGTGCACGGCGCGGCAGATCATGGGGTCACTCCTCGTTGCTGGTGGGCGGGTCGGGGCAGCCCCCAAGGTGGTGGGCCACGCCGTCCACCAGGTGCAGCGGGCGCTCCTCGATGGGCAGCCCGCAGCTGGGGCACAGCGGGTGCTCGGGCGCCGTGTACGCGGACGTGCCGTTGGTGCCGTGGCCGTTGGTGTAGGCAAAACCTGTCAAGCCCCCATTCGAGGCGGTCGCCTTGCGATCTCCGAGCGATCCGTGGTCCGCTCCGTTGCTGGGGGCCCCCTCGCGCGCGGCTTCTGGCTCTCCGCTCGGCAGAGCGTCCCCCTGCACCAGGCCCAGCCCGTTGACGCCGGCAGCCACCGACGTCGCCGCGAGCTCGAGCACACGGCCATCCGCTCCCACCTCGGCGGGCAGGGTGCAGGTCATCGGGGTGATCTGGATGCTGCCGCCACCCGGCCCGGAGATCTCCTGCCGCGACGTGGGCGGCTTGAAGGTGTCCCGCTCCAGCCGCTCCAGCAGCCAGGCGCTCCCCTGCCATCCTCGGCTACCGGTGCGGACGCGAGCTGCCATCCCATAGAGCGCTTCGTCACGCGCCCGGGCGACGGCGACCGCAAACTTCTGCTCCAGGGTGCCGGCGTACTCGGGGTGCTGGCCGTGCCGGAGCCACTCGTTGCACGTGTCGCGGTTGACGCCGTGCGCACCGGCAACGATCTGGACGGGTGCACCGCTGACCATGCCCTTCACCACCTCGGCGATGAGCTCCTCCGTGAGCTTGCTGGGGCGGCCCACGTGGACGACGCCGTCCTTGGTCATGGTGGGCGTGCTGCGGGCGAGCACGCGCTTGCGCACGCTGGGCGGCAGAGCGGCGAGCTCCTCCGCGGTGTACGGCCTGGGCGCCTTGCCACCGCGCTTCTTCTCGCTGGCTGGGCGCGCAGCCCTGGCGCGGATGGCGTCGAGGCCGGGGAACTTCTCGCCTGGCTTGCTCACGTCAGCATCCGCACGGGCAACGGGTGGACGGGGCAGGCCCGGTGCACCACCGCGAACGGCTGCCCGGGCCGCTCGGGGATCAGGCACCGACACGTCTTGCGCGAGCGCCACGCGGCCCACATCAAGATGCCCGACCGCTCGATCTCGCCACGTGCCCCAGCATGCGCTGCGTCCCGCTCGAGCGCGATCCAGGGCGGTGTTTCGGCCAGCTTGCTCACGCCTTCGATTCTGCCACGTACCGCTCCCACGCGGCGCGTGTGCCCCAGTCGTCGAACGCCTTGCTCTCGATGGCGGCCACCTGCTCGCCGCGGTCGATGAGCCGCTGGATGCCCGTGCTGATGCGCGCCACGCCGTCGTCCAGGAGGACGCGGGCCTGCTCTGCGCTGGCGAACGTGATGCACCCAACGCTGAAGCACGCGTCGGCGTTGCCGCGCCGCTCGAAGATGTTCGTCACGCGGTTCTTGCTGCGGCGGACGCCCGCTTTGCCCTTCGCGTCGGTGCGGAGGCGGTCGCGGCCGCTCTTCGGCACGTACACGCCGATGGCGTTGCAGCTGCGCAGGTGCAGGTCCACGCGGTTGTCCGCGTCGCGGATGGTCACCACGTCGTCCGGGCGGCAGGCCAGGGCGATGGTCTTCTGCGCCGTCTCCGCGTGGCTGGCCGTCTCGCCCACCTTCACCACGTCGGCGCCCATCATGCCCAGCTCGCGCACGGCCCAGTCCTCGGCCGGGTGCTCCTTCGGGTGCCGGCGCACGGCCACCACCAGGCGGTCCCAGCCCTTCACGCCGTCCACTGCGCAGTGCAGCAGCGAGTGACCGGTGCGCGGGTCGCGCAGGGCCCATTTCGTCTCGCCGCCGAACCTGTCCGACGTGCCCGCTGCCGTGACGATCAGAACATGCACGCGTCCACCTCCCGTTCGATCCACTCCCGCAGCTCGGGCGATGCATACGGCCACGCACGCAGCAGCGTCCACGCCATCAGCACGTCGCCCCAGGTGCTGTAGCCCGGCAGGCGCTGGAGCGCCGGCAGCAGCACCTCGCACGCGGCGTTCAGCGCGCGCTCGTCGGCGATCCGCGGTGCGATGCGCAGCGCCCACCCGTGCACCGCGTCCTGGAGCAGCTTGCACGCGTCGATCGCTGGGCTCTCGATGGGCAGCGACGCGAAGTCCAGCACGTGGGCGCGCGAGCCCTCCACGATGATGTTCGAGAGCGTCAGGTCGCCGTGGCAGCGGCCCGCGGGCAGGCTCAGCGTGGCGAGCGCCTTTGCCACCGACTTGGCGCGCCAGGTCTTCACGGTGTCCACCAGGCGCTCGGCCAGGCGCCACGCCGACACGCTGCCGGGCAGCACGTTGCTACGCACGTAGGCGATCGCGGCGTGCGCTGCGGTGCGCGCCACGTCCACGCGTTCGACGGCGGCGAGGCCAGCCTGGTGGCGCATCACCACCACGCCGCGATCGCCCATCGCCCACGCTGCCACCACAGGCACGGACGGCAGCCGCACGCTGGGGTTCGCCCGCTGCTTCGCCACGCCTTCGAGCATGCGCAGCGGGCCCGTCTTCACCACCAGCGGGCCGACCTTGCGCACGCTGGAGCCGCTGTGCCCTAGAGCAGCCAGCCGCACGGCCAAGCCTCCAACGGTGCAGGCGGATACGCCGGTGCGCTCGCCGGTGCCTTGAGCAGCCGCAGCTCGGGGAACCCGCTCTTGCGTTGCTCGTTGGGCGCCAGCCAGTGCGGGAACGCCTGGCAGAGATCGAGCACGGCCTGCCGTTCCAGCACCTGGCGGGCCTCGTGTGTGTGGTTTGCTTGGATGCCGCCGGCGAGCGCGTAGCTGGCCTTGGCCTTGGCCCCCACACCGCCCACCCTGTGCAGCGTCCCGAACCGCCGATAGTAGCGGCAGGTGCGCTCGTAGTCGGCCTTCACCGGCACCGTGCATGCGAGCTCGGGATCGGCGTTGCCGCGGGAGCCCCAGATGAACCCGGCGATGAAGCGGAAGCCCGCACCTGGCCGCCCGTAGAAGAATGGGTTGGACGAGCTGGCGACTCCCCAAAGCCCACCGCCGGCAATCGCTTCGGCGCCCTCGTCCAGCACGCGCTGAAGCTTGGTGATTGGTTTGCGATCGTCGCCGCACACAACGATGTCGTCCTCGAGCAGCACCAGCTCGCGGTCGCCCATGCCGTAGTGGATGGCGTTCAGCTTGTCGGTCAGCCCGGTGCTTTGGCGTTGCGGCGGCAGCACCACGCGCACCGGCAGGCGGGCGCTGTACTCGGCGCGATCGGCCTCGTCGCTGACGACGACCACCACCTCGCTCAGCGGGACGTCGGTAGACGCGAGCCACGCCAGGGCGATGGCCGCCAGCGAATCGCATCTACGGTGTGAGGGGATGACGATCATCGTGCAGCCTGCGCTCTCTGGAGCTCGAGCTCCGGTGTCTGGCACTGGTCGATCCTCGAGCGCAGGTAGTACACGACGCTGATCCGCTCCGCGTCGTCGCCCTTGTCCTCGAAGTCGGTCACGGCGTGCCACGCGTGCGGGTCGAACAGGATCGCGTCGCCGTCGCGCATGTCCACGCCGCAGAAGAACTCCGGGAACCCCAGGTACGCGCCGCCGTACGTGCCGTGGTACGCGGCGTGGTCGTCGATCGACAGGTACAGCTGCACCACGCGCGTGTACGGGCTGCCCGCGCCCTGCGTTGGGTTCACGTTGTTCGGCCCTGGTGCCGGCGGCTTCGGTGGGAACGCGCTGCCGTCGGCAAGGTTCTCCGGGCTGGGCAGCGCCTTGAGCAGCTCCTCCGGCGCGAAGCCCAGCTCCTGCGCCAGGTCGTCGCTGTTCAACGTGGCGCGCAGCTCGGCGAGCAGTGCGGCGAGCGGGTCGGCGAGGAACGCGCCGCGCCGCTTGTCCAGCTTGATGGTCAGCGCCTTGGCCTGCGCCTCGGTGATGCCGTCGATGAACATGCCCGGGCCGTGCTTCATGTCGAGGCGCGTGCCCACCTCCCACCGGTGCTCGCCGTCGATGATCAGGCGCTTCTCCACGCCCTTCTCGTCGGTGCGCCAGATCGTCAGCGCGTGGGACTTCAGCCAGCCCTCCTCGGTGAAGCCGCGCTCGATCGACGCCAGCGTGTGCGCGTCGCACTCGTTGGGGTTCCACCCGTTGGGCCGCACCGTTGCCAGCTCCACCAGCTCCACCTCGCCGCTCACGTGCGGCTTGCGCTTCGCCTTAGCCATCGCTACTCCTTGGTGGCGCACCTTCGGTCCCTCTGCCCGCTCCAGGCCAGCCAGCTGTCGGTCGCATGAACGCCCCGTCCCGACGACGGGGCGTTCGCCTTTTCAGCTGCCGCGCAGGCGCCCGAGCTCGCGCCGCCACGCCGCGCAGACGCCGCCGTTACACGTGCACTTGTCGCGCTCGTGCACCAGCGAGCACGCCATCTGCGCCCGCACGACGTCGCGGTGGTGCGGCGTATCCACCACCGAACCGAGCGCCCACGACTCCGAGCCGCTCGTCATCACCAGCACGACGGCCGCCGGGTGCTTGTGCTCGATCAGCGTCGCCGTCGGCTTGTGCGCCTGGAGCCGCAGCTGCGCGTCCCCCGGGCTCATCCACTCCAGCGTCGCGTCCACGCCGGTGATCTGCTTCGCGTAGCGGCGCAGCTCCGCGTCGCCCATCACCAGCTTGCGCTGCGGTGCTGCCGGCGCGTTCTGCTTCACGTCGTCGGTGGTCATGGCTCCGGCCACCCTTCGCAGACGATCGACACGACAAGGTGCGTCGCGCCGGCATCCCACGCGCGGGCAGCGCAGCGCCACCCTTCGTCCTCGAGCGGCGTGCTCTCGACGATCACCAGGTCGCCCACGTTGCCCGCCGAGCGGCAGCCACCCGTGACCAGCTTGGTGCCGGCGTCGCAGCGGACAGAGGCGATGCCCACCTCGTTCGCGTCGACGTCCACCGTCGTGCCCGTCAGCCACCTGGGCATCGGCTCGGTGCGGCAGCTGGGCGCGGGTGCGAGCGCCACCGTGGTCGGCCCAGGCTCGGCTGCGATCTCCGGCACGTCGCAGCCAACGACGAGCAGAAGCGGCAGCACCAGTCGGCACCATGCTGCGGCGGTCACGGCTTCACCCGTCGCCCGGTGCCCGGGTCGTAGCGATAGCCCAGCGCGTCGGCGCGCGCTGCGAACGCCTTGGCCGCCGTCTCGAACAGCGCCAGCGAGGTGATGCCCTCCACCAGCGTGCCCTCCTTGGTGCGCAGCACGATGCCGATGCACGGCTGCCCGCTGCCGGAGTGGTTCTCAAGGAACACCGCGCGATCGATCTCCGCCGGGATGGCCGGCTCCTTGTCCTCGGTGCCGTCCAGCACCATGCGCATGGTGGCCACGTCAGTGCGCCTTCGTCGGTTCGCTGTCGTCGGTGACGGTGCCCGCCTTGGGCAGCCGCTTGCGCTTGGCGCCTGCGCCGGTCTCGACGCTGGCCTCGGGGATGCCGTCGATCGTGGTCTGGCGCTCGTCGCCGGTCATGGCGCGCGTGGCCACGATCTCGCCGCTGTCGCACCGCACCGTGCGGACCTCGTTGCGCTCGAAGTCCTCGATCGTCTCGCACTCCACGGCCTCTTCGAGCTCGCCGGTGAGCAGCGCCTTGCTCTTGCGGTTGAGCGCCTCGAGCTCGGCCTTCAGCTTCACCGTGTACTCGCTGCCCGCCTTCTTCTTGGCCTCCTCCAGCTCCACCTTCCGCATCGCGTGCTGTGCGATCTCCTGGCCCAGCGCCAGCCTGCGGTCGTCGTCGATCTTGCTCTTCACGTCCTTCACGATCTTCATGCTTCCTCCGTTGGTTGCTCTGCCTGCTCCGTGGTGCTCTCGGGCACCGTGTACACCCACAGCTCTTCCGAGCCGACGCGCGCCAGTCCGCGCTCCAGCACCACTTCGCCCCCTGGCTGGTAGCGCACGCTGGCCGCTGCGGACAGCATTCGCGCGGGCACGCGCAGCCGCAGCGCGCGCGGCGGATCGACGCCGCGGATGGCCAGCTTGGTGAGCACCGGCTCGCCGCCGTCCTGCTCCCACGGCAGCACCGCGTACGCGTCGCGGAACGTCAGCTCCACCTGCTTGGGGCGCACCGGCTGCGAGCGCTGGTGCTTCGGTGCGCCGCGCTTGCGTGCCTCGAACGTGGCCGCCGGCACACCGGCCAGCTCGCGCGCGTACGGCTCGCCAGGCGTGTCGTCGTCCACCGTGATCTGAAGCCCGAAGCGCCCGCGCCTGCATCCCTTCTGGTCGTAGAGGAAGCGGATCAGGTGGTGGCCGTCGTCGATGCCGATCCACGCAGCCACCTCGTCGCGGGCCGCCTTGCACGCGCCGCGCAGGTTGTCGTCGTCGAGGATGCCGACGCTGATCCGCACCAGCGTGACGCGGAACGTGTTGGCGCTGCCGTCGGCCAGGCGCAGCGGCGGCTTCGGGATCTGCGTGAGCACCAGGCCCACGTCGCGGCGCGTGCGCTTGCTCGAGCTGGCCGCCACGAACCCACCGGTGAAGCCGCGGAACTTGTTCTCGCTCTTCAGGTGGATCGGCGCGGTGACGATGCGCCTCATCCGTACACGCGCCCGGTAATGGTGTTCAGCCACGCAGCTGCGATTACGTCGCTGCCCTGCTTGCCGGAGCGCTGGAGCTTCACCGTGATGCGCGCCACCTTGATGTAGTCGCGCGCCTGGGGCGAGTCGTCGTCCACCACGCGCAGGTCCCACCACGACGTGCAGTGCTGCTCCAGCGCGCGGCTGCCGCGCATCTGGCCCTGCGAGTTGAGCTGCGACAGGACCAGCCAGCTGGTGCGCGCGAACTCCTTCTCCAGGCTGAGCTCGCGGATGCGTGCGCCGGCTGCGTCCACCAAGCCCTGCATCGCGTCGGGGTCGGTGTTCCCCTTGGTGGCCAGCAGCTGCACCGTGTCGATCACCACCAGCCGCAGCGGCGCCTTGAACTTGTTCCACAGCTTCACGCGGGCCTCGCGCACGGCGGCGCGCAGCGTGTCGATCGTCAGGTCGGTGCGCGCGTCGATGATGATCGGCAGCTTCTCGAAGCCGTGCTTGCCGGCGAACAGCTTGTCGTAATCGCCAGGCGTCGCCGTGCCGAGGCGGAAGCGCTCGCGGTCGGCGCCACCCACCTGGCAAGCGGCCAGCATGGCCAGCTCGGTGTCGGTCATCTCGAGCTCGAACACTGCCACGCCGTTGGGCCGTTGCTTCTCCTGCCCCTCGTCGATGTAGCGCTCCACGCTGCTGGCGGCCGCCATCACCATGGCCATCGCGCGCGTCGTCTTGAAGCCCTTGGTGGGCGCGCTGAGCATGGTCACCTCGGCCTCGTGCAGGCCGCCGGTCAGCTTCTGAAGGTTCGGGTCGCCCACGTCGAGCCCGGGCCGCACGCCCAGTTCGGCCAGCGCGCGCGTCCGTTCGATCGCGGCGGTCATCTCCTCGCCAGCCTCGAAGATCGTGCGGCTGGTCTGGAGCACCGCGCCTGCTTGCGCCGCCTGCTCCACGCGGATGGGCACGTCGCGCATCCACGTCTCGTCCTCGCCGTGGTCGTTGTACCCCTCGGCGACGGCCACCTGCATCGCCGCGATCGTGGCGCGGACGCGTGCCTTGCGCAGCACCGTGGTGGCGTGCGCGACCACGTGTGCGATCGCGGGCGTCGCATCGACGATCTGCGCCAGGTACGCCGTGCCGCCAGTCTGCGGCAGCCGGTCGCGGTCGCGCAGCTCGCTCGCCACCTGCACCACGTCGATCGGTGCGCCGCGCTCAGCGATCGCGAGCATCGCCGTCCACACCAGGCGGTTCGCCTCCGAGTAGAAGTGCTCGGGCCGCAGCATGCGCGCCACCTCGTCCATGCACGCGGGCTTCAGCAGGCACGCGCTCAGCACGGCGGCCTCTGCTTCGAGGTCGTGCGGTGGCAGCTTACCGGCGACGGTCGGCGGCGAGACGAGCTGGAGGTGCGGCACGCGCTTGGCGGCGCTCACGACGCGGCCCCGCGCAGGTGCTCAGGGATCACCATGGGCGCCATCAGCTCCTCGTCGGTGGGCCTGCCCTTCGAGCGCAGCTCGTCCACGGCGCGCTGCTCGGCAGGTGTGGCCGGCGGTGCACCGTCGTCGCGTGGCGGTGGCACCGCGCGGAGGCGCTGCGCCTGGGCCGCCAGCGTGGGCCGGTGGCGCGCGCTCTCCTGCGCCCTGGTGATCCAGCGCCCAAGGTACGCCGCGCCTAGCGACTTGCGCTGCTCCGGGTGCGAGCGCAGCCAGGCACCTGCTTTGCGGATCTCCATGGCGACGTCGACCCCTGGGCCGATCGCACAGAGGTCACGGGCGCAGGCGGCAGGGCGCGGGACGATCGGCGCCAGACTCTCGTCGCTGATGATCACCTCGTAGGCGATCCGCTCGGGCTCCTCCAGGCAAGCCAGGGCGAGGTCTGGCTTGGCGCTCTTCGGTGCCTTGGCCACCGCCTTGGGCGCGTCGGGATCCTGGCCGGTGGGCACCAGGCCCCAGGGGTCCTCTGGCTTGGGTCCTGGCTTGGCTGGCTTGCCTGGCTTGGCTTGGCTTGCCTGGCTTGGCTGGCTTGCTTGCAAGCTAGCTGCGGTAGGGTTCTCCCTCTCGCACTCTCCCTCTCCTTCTGAGCTCTGATCTCCCTCAGATCCTGCAAGAGAAGAGAGATCTCCACTGGAGACCGCGAGGGGGCTGGCCTGGCGCTGGCTTGGCTGGCTTGGGGGCTGGCTTGGGTCCTGGCTTGGCTGGCTTGCCTCGCTGGCTTGGGGGCTGGCTTGGGCGTTTCGGACCCTGGCTTGGCCACCCTTCCTACCCGCAGCTGCCCGCCTTGGGTTGGTTGCCACCGGTGCCGGTGGTGCCTCGGGGGGTCCGACCAGGTGGACGACCATGACCCGCAGGCGGTCGTCGTCCAGGGGCAGGGCCAGCACAGCACGGAGCTCCGCCACCGTCCAGGTCACGCTGCCCTCCCCTGCCGTGCAGCGGCCCGCAGCGCGTCCACCTCGGCCCGCAGCGCGGTGTCGGTCTCGAGCAGGCGCCGCAGGCTGTAGTCCAGCGTGCGCTCCGCCAGGGCGACCTCGCCGCGCGCCATGATCAGCACCTGGCGGATGTAGTTGCGGCGGACCTCCGCCAGCGTGGGGAACCCGTTCAGCTTCTCGACTCGCATGGGCTGGCCAACATGCCGCGCTCACTGGGCGCATGGCAAGCGCAAAACAGCGCAGTGCACGCCTGAACCTGTGGGCGGTTTGCCGATTGCCCAGGGCCGCCAGGCGCTTGGCGCTTGTGCAGCAATGCCGCTGGTGGCATGATGGCTATCCCAGTTGGGCGTCGGGCCCGGGTGGGAACAAGGAGCGGGACCATGGCAAAAGACATCACGATTTGGGCGGACGCGGTGCAGGCTGAGCTGGATCGCATCCCGGGCAAGATGGATCGGCCCACCTTTGAGGTGCTGCGGGCGGCGCGCGACATCGACTACCTGCTCGACCAGCAGGCGCACGACATGCGCGATCTGAGCGCCAAGTTCGCCGCCTACGCGCGCTACCTGGTGCAGGGCAGGCACTGGGATGCGCCGTTCGGCTACTCGCACCTGCGCAACGCCGAGGAGCGCTGTGGCCGCATCGAACAGGCCATCAAGTCGTTCCAGTCGTTGGCGTACGTGGTGCTGGGCGAGGAGGGCGTTTCGCGCATCGAGAAGCACGTGACGGCCACGCGCGTGGCCCTCGAGCACGGCGGTCAGGTGCAACGCGATAGCACCTGCGCCAAGGGTGCGACCGCAACGGTGCCGGCCGTGGTGGCCGCGGTGCCGGCGGTGGCGACCAGCGTGATCGGCGCGGTGCACACCGGCCAGGGCGAGGCCGACGGCGCGCCGCGCCCGGTGTTCGCGGTGGGCAGCACGTTGCGCGTGGTGGCCGTCGATCCGTACGGGTTCAACGGGCGCGACCACCACCCCAAGGCCAGCGACGTGGGCGTGCAGGCCGTAGTGCGCAGCGTGCAGGTGGAGCCACACGACGCCAACGGCGACGTCCTGGACGAGGGCCCGGCGTGCGCCGCCAGGCGCGCCAGCGGCCAGCTGATCGAGTGCGACTACGCCTGCTACACGGTGGTGGCCCCGGACGGCCGCACCTTGGAGCTGATCGACCACGAGGTGGAGCTGGTGGGAGGTGCAGCGTGAACGGGCCCGCCGAGCCCAGGCGCGAGCGGAACCTGCGCGTGCAGGCCGCAGCGGTGATGGTGGTGGTGCAGGAGCTCCAGGCCCGCACCTGCGGCGAGCTGCGCCAGATCGCTAGCGCGGTGGACCTTGGATACCGCAGCAAGATGGACAAGCGGCAGCTCGCCGTGCACCTGGCACAGAAGTTCGTCTACCGCGTGCGCGACCGCTCCGGCTGGGCCGCCGTGGAGTGCATGGTGTGGCCGGCGCAGCTTGCGCGGATCGACGCAGGTGCAGCGTGACCGCCCGCGAGCTGCTGGCGCTGCGCACCGGCGCGCGGATCGTGGTGCAGCTGGCCAACGGGCGCAGGTTCGAAGCCCAGGTGATCGGCGACCCGTGGGTGACCACGGCGCGCAGGCCCGGGCTGCACCGCGTGCAGGTGCCCGTCATCGACGTGGAGCACGCCGCGCGGATCGACGCGGCCAGCGATCGCGTGCGGGGCCGCAGCTGGAGCCCGTTCTCGCCGATGGCCAAGGCCAAGCACGACATCCCCGGCGACCGCGTGATCTCGATCCACTGCTGCGCACGGCACGCCCAGGGCGAGGGCCGCTGCTGCCCCACCTGCAAGGGCGAAGGCGTCAACAACGAGACGTCCATCGAGTGCCCGGCGTGCGGCGGCACCGGGCGCGCGAAGCATGACCAGGGCAAGGCGAACCCGTTCGGACCGGACCAGAAGTGGAGCGCACGATGAAGCGATCGACGCAGTGGTGGGAGGCGGTGCACGCGGAAGTCGCGCGTGCGCTGTCGTGTGGGCAGGTGGATCTCGGCGATGGCATCACCAGCCTGGTGACGAGGCCGGGCGAGCGCGCCCTGCTGGACGAGGCCGAGCGCGTGGACGAGCTGGGCACGCTACTGGCGCGCGACCAGCGATCGATCGAGCTCGACGACCGCGACGTGGCCGCCGGCAGGATCGCCGACGACGCGGACCAGCGCCGGGTGCAGCAGCGCCGCGTGGACGACGGCGCCCTGCGCCTGCGCGAGGCGAAGCGCAGCCTGCGCGTGCTGGTGCGCGCCCTGCTGGGGCCCGACGCAGCGGAGCGCCTGGCCGTGCTGGACCCGTGCACCTGCAAGCGCTGCCGCGTGGTGCAGGACATCGCAGCGGCCCGCAGCGACGAGACGCTGTGCCGTGTGGAGCGGGCCCAGTTGCTTGGCGACCTGCGTGCCGACCTGGAGCGCACCGCGCCGTGCAAGCGCGCGCTCAGCGTGGAAGGGGTGGCGTGATGGCGAACGCGAACCGCTTGCCCTGGGGCCGCGAGCTCGCTGCCGCGCGCCATACGACGCCGCCGTCGTTGGTGCCGGTGCGCACCATGGTGATCCGCTGGACGATGCACGGCGGCCCCGTGGACCCGGAGACGGGCTGCACGCTGGGCCGCGTGGTCAAGGCCTACGGGCCGTTCGAGCGGCGCTACATCGCCGACCGCGTGGCGAAGGCGGCCAGCGAGAAGCACCCCGACTGCCTGGTCGCCTGCGAGCCGTACGACGCCGCGAAGCACGAAGGGCTCCCGCGATGAGCGACACGATCCGCCTGGTGCCTGCGCCGACAACGCCTGCCGCGCAGGTGCGCCTGGAAGACCTGGCGCGCGACTTCGACTGCGTGCTCGAGCACCGCATGGTCGGCGTGGACAAGCTCCACCACGACGTGGCCAAGCCGACCACGCTGGGCGGCGAGCTGCGCCTGCGCTGGTGCGTGCGCGGTGCGGCCTCCGACGTGCGCGACCTGCTGGAGGAGATGAACGACCAGGGCATGCTCGACGTGGTGGGCGTGGGCGCGGACCCGTTCCTGGAGATCGTGGACAGCGACGAGTGCGCCCGCACCAAGTGCACGCTGTCGCAGTTCGTCGAGGCGAACGCGGACACGCCCGAGGTGGTGGAGCAGGTGCGCGCGCTGAAGATCGGCGAGCACGTGGACGTGAACCGTGGCCTGCGCGTGCGGAGGCTGCTGTGACGTTCTACCTGGGCACGCATCAGGTCAACTGGCTGGCCACGCTGGGCGTGCCGCTGTTCGTCTCGCGCCGCCGGCTGGAGACGATGAAGCGCCTGCCCCGTGCGGCTGCGACGTGGGCGCTGGACAGCGGCGGCTTCACCGAGCTGTCGATGCATGGCGCGTGGCAGCTCGACGCACGCGCCTACGTCGCGCAGGTGCGCCGGTACCGCGACGACATCGGCTCGCTGGCCTGGGCAGCACCACAGGACTGGATGTGCGAGCCGGAGATGTTGCGTCGCACCGGGCTGACCGTGGCGGAGCACCAGGCGCGCACGCTGGCCAACTACCTCGAGCTGCGCGCGCTGGCGCCGGAGCTGCCGATCGTGCCCGTGCTGCAAGGCTGGGCGCGCGGCGACTACCTGGATCACGTGGACGCGTACACCGCTGCCGGCGTGGACCTGCTGGCGGAGCCGCTGGTGGGCGTGGGCACGGTGTGCCGCCGGCAGAACACGGTGTCCGCCTCGCTCCTCCTGGCGTGGCTGGCGGACGAGGGCCTGCGCCTGCACGGGTTCGGCTTCAAGCGCACCGGACTGGCATCACCAGGAGGACGACTGCTGGCCTCGAGCGACTCGCTGGCGTGGAGCTACGACGCGCGCCGCGCCGAGCCCCTGCACGGGTGCGAGCACGCCAGCTGCGCCAACTGCGCGCGCTACGCGATGGCCTGGCGCGAAGAGACACTGCGACAGATCGGAGCGACGTCATGACGACCACGTGCAGAACGGTGAGCACCGCGATCGTCGCGGGCGGTTGGGCCACGCTCGCGGAGCGTTGCCTCGAGCAGCACAGGCGCCGCACGCGCCGCAACGCGCAGGCCGCACGGAAGCGCTCGGAGCACGAGATCCGCACGATCGAAGTGCTCGCGAAGCACGGGTGGGGCCTGCGCGCGGAGGAGATCGCGGCCGCCACCGGCCTCCAGGAGCGGCGCGTGTGGCAGGCGCTGGGCCGTCTGATGGAAGGCGGCTACGTGCGCAACGCGGGCGAGCGCGGGTGGCTGAAGGGCGAGGCCTGGCGATGAGCGCGCCGGCAAACCTGGGCGAGCTGATGCAGGTAACGGCTGACGCGCTCGAGCGGGCCGACGACACTGTGGCCGCGAGCGCCCTGCGCGGCGTGCCCGAGCTGAAGCTCTACGCGGTGGAGATCGAGGCCACCTATTACGGCGGCGACCCTGCTGGCCCGCTGCGCACGTGGCAGTGGCTGGGCAGGCACGGCAGGCCCACCGCCAACTTCGCCAACGCGAAACCGTTCGTGGTGATCGGGCAGGCCCGCGGGTGGGTGACGCGCCTGCGGAACAGCGGCGGTCACGCGCGCCTGGTGCAGCTCAGCGTCTTCGCCAAGGTGGTGCTCGACGAGCAGCTGCACCTGGCCAAGGTGGAGCGCATCGCGGCCGCACGCGCGAAGCGCAAGGCACCACCGCCGATCGGGGGCCGACGATGAGGCGCCCGATCGCGCTGGCGCTGCGCCTCTACCGCGTGGCCGCAGGGTTGTCGCAGTCGAAGCTCGCCGAGCGTGCTGGCCTGCACCAGTACGAGATCGCGCGCTTCGAGAGTGGCGAGCGCGAGCCTCGCGAGCGGCACCTGGTGCAGGTGGCGAAGGGCTACGGCCTGGAGCCTGTGACATTCCTTGCCCGGGCCTTCGCCCTGGCAGCGGCCAACGTGGCCGGAGACGACGTACAACTGACGATGACCCAAGGAGCGGAGCATGGACATGAACAACACCGAGACGACGACCGAGACCAACGACGAAGCGATCGCCAGGATCATGGCGCAGGTGGACCCCAAGATGCGGGCGAGCGACGAGGACGAGCTGACGGCCCCGCAGAAGGCGGCAGTCGAGCGCGCGGCAAAGCGGGCCTACCACCTGGCGATGGCCGACGGCGCAAGCTCGCAGGACGCAGCGGCCAAGGCCAAGCACGCCGCGGTGAGCGCCGTTGCCCTGCTTGTGGCTTCTGGCCCTGCTACTGCGGTGCTCGCGCAGCATGGAACCCCTTCGGCGACGTCGCCCACGTCGACGACCTCCCGTTCTGAGGTGAACGGCCTGTCGTTCGCGCGCTGGTGCGCTGCGGCCGCGGTGGACGAGAACGCCACCGGCGCAGCCTTCACGGCGCACCACACCGCGTGGATGCGCGGCGAGGACCCCACGGACTGGCGCGCTGCACGGCAGCAGGTGGAGGCCGAGGTGGCCGCGCTCGACGACGACGACATCCGTGCCGACCTGCACGACACCCGCGAGCAGGCGGTGCAGGACGCGACCGATCGCAGCATGGCGGCCCTGCCGAACAGCCCGCACGCGGAGGACCCCATGGGCGACGTGCCGCGGTGGGCCCTCGAGCTCGCGCCGAACGGCAGCGGCAAGTACTGCCACGCGGAGCCGCTCACGCTGCGCCAGGCGCGCGCCATGCGCGAGCGCCGCGTCAACCTGGGTTTCCAGGACGCTGGGGTGATCGTGCTGCTCGGGCAGGAGCCCGCGAAGCCGCACGGGTGGATGCACCGCGACAGCGAGGGTGTGGTGTCGCCGGCCGTGCCGCCTCCGCAGGGCGTGCAGCTCGGTGGCGGGATGACGATGCAGGCCGTGCCGCAGGGCGAGGCGTCGAAGACGAACCTCGAGTCGCACGGCGAGAGCATCGCCCAGGGCGTGGACGCGATCGGCCTGGCGCGATCGCTGCGCGACCTGGAGGCGGCGCGCGCGGCAGGCTTCGAGCCGAAGCAGACCGTGTACGAGCGTGGCCTGCGCGTGATCGAGGCTGGCGTGGAGGCGGCCCGGGCATCGCGCGCCGAGCACGACGCCAAGCCGCTCGTCACCGTGCTCTGCGACAACGTGATCCAGCGCGTGCACGACGAGAAGCGCGCCGACCTGCTGGTGTACGCCAGCGACGTGGGCATGGCCGGCGACGGCCGGGTGCGCGTGCGGCCGCAGTCGGTGATCGCAGACGGCCTCACCAGCGGCGTGTCGGGCTCGCTGATGGTGGCCACCGAGATGCCGATCTCCAGCGACGCGGTGGGCAGCATGTTCGGCCGCCTGGGCTACGGCGGTCGATACTACCTGGTGGACAAGTGCCCGCCGGTGCTGCGCGCCCACAACGTCAACGCGCAGTCGGATCTCATGCTCGACCGCGAGGACAAGGAGCGCCGCGCGTGGCAGGCGGGCCCGCACGCGAAGGACGCCGACAAGGCACCCAAGCGCCAGTCGCTGGTCTTCCGCACCCGCGCGGTCACCAGGGCCGACGGCACCACGCCGCGATCCATCTGGGCCACCGTGTCGCCGGGGTACGCCACGTTCGACGTGGACAAGGTGGCGGAGGCGATCGGCGAGGCGCTGAAGCGCACCGCACCCGAGGCCCGCGGTGGCGTCACGTACGACGGCACGCGCGCCAGGTTCGAGGCGCTGTTCCACTCCAACGTGCAGCCCAGGCACTACGTGGCCGGGGAGTTCTTCAAGGCTGGGGTGGTGGTGCGCACCGACGACACGGGTGGCGGCGCGATCCGCGGCAGCTCGGTGGCGTGGCAGAACCTGTGCCTGAACCTGGCGATCATCGACCGCCAGGCGCGCGACCTGTTCTCGATCCGCCACGTGGGCAGCGTCTACGAGCTGGCGCGGAAGTTCCAGGCGCACTTCGCCAAGGCGCTCGACGCGATCGGGCACTTCATCAAGGCGTGGGACTACGCCTGCGAGGAGGACGTGCTGGAGGTGGCCCGCCTGATCAGCGACGACGCCGTGCCCGGTAACACCACCGACGCGGTGCGGGGCATCTTCGCCGGGCTGCTGAGCGGTGGGCAGCGCGCGCGCATCAAGCTGCCGGGTCGCAGCAAGATCGACGAGCACGTCGACGCGTTGGTGGCCTGCTGGGAAGCGGACGCATCGAGCGCGCGCAAGGTGCACGCGGTCAGCCGCGCCGCCGTCGTCAACGCGATCACCCGGTACACGCACACGGTGCTCGAGCTCGACGCGTTCGGCGAGGACGACGTGCAGCGCCAGGCCAGCGCGCTGCTGTGGGGCACCAAGGGCGTGCCCGGCGCTGGCGGCAGCAAGCCCAGGCCGCTCGAGTACGTCACGCTCGAGCACGCGCAGGCCGCCACGGATGCCGCTGCTGAAGAGGTGGTGGCTTCGTAGGGGAGCGCCTGCGGGGCCCGGTGCGATCGGGCCCGGCGTGCGCGCCACTAGGACGGCGCAGCAAGGAGCGGGACATGGACGAAGCGAAGAAGAAGCCGGGCACCGGAAGGGCCCTGCTCGTGATGTGGCTCGAGGACAACGGGCACGCGATGCGGCTGCGCGAGAAGGCGGCACGCGAGCGCCTGGCGGCGATGGGCGTGACCACCACGCCGTACGCGATCACCATCGCGACGATCGCGGACCTGCACGCCAAGGCGGCCGCCGTCTACGAGGACGCGCTCGCGGTGCTCGAGGAAGAGGCGCGCCAGGCCCACGGCCAGTCGATGCAGGACGGAGGTGCGCCGTGATCGCCCGGGTGAAGATCAGCAACGTGCTCGGCATCCACGCACGCGAGTACGTGTTCGGGCCGCACGGCGCGATCATCGAGGGCAGCAACGGCAGCGGCAAGACCAGCGTCCTGGAGGCGATCCGCATCGCGCTCACCGGGCGCGGGGCCAATCCCACCGCCATCCGCAAGGGCGCCGACGAGGCGGAGATCCTGGTGGACCTGGACGACGTGTCCGTGCGGCGCCTGATCACGCCCACCGGGCAGAGCGTGCGCGTGATGCGTGCCGACGGCCTGGTGCAGAAGGCCCCTGCGGCCTTCCTCCAGGAGCTGCTCGGCATGGCGCCGCTGGACCCGCTGGACCTGGTGTTCGAGCGCGACCCCAAGAAGCGCCGCGCGACGATCCTGGGCGCGATGCCCGTGGTGGCCACGCCGGAGCTGCTGAAGCGCTGGCTGCCGCCGGGCGAGACGCTGACGGCGACGGAGTGCGCAGGCCACGGGCTGGAGGTGGTGGACCGCCTGCGCCAGGGCTTCTACGACCGGCGCGCGCTGGCGAACAAGGCGTACAAACTCGCCGAGGCGGAGGAGGCCAACGCGTGCGCCCGCGCTGACCAGCTGGTGGCGCAGGCGGTGGCCGAGCCCGACATCGTGCAGGCGTTCGACGAGCTCGCCGAGGGTGTCGACGCGGAGGAGCTGCTGGTGGCCAGGCGCAAGGACGCAGCGGCGGCACAGGCGCGCGCCGAGGCGGCAGCGTCGCACCAGGAGCGCACCGCGAAGACGCGCGCCAGGGTGGCGCAGCTGCGCAACGAGGCGAGCATGTGCCTGGCGTCTGCGCCGACCGTGCAGCCGGCGGACATCGACGCGGTGCTCGAGCAGGCTGGCAACGTGTCGGAGGCGATCGCCGGTGCGGAGGCACGGGTGAAGGCGTTCGAGGAGCAGCTGGAGATCGCGAAGGGCGAGCTGGTGCTGCACCGCGAGGAGCGCGACAAGCTCCAGCGCAAGCTGGCCGGGCTCCAGGAGCGCGAACAGCAGGCCGTCGACCGCATGGATCGGGCGGCTGATCTCGAAGGCCAGGCGGCCGAGCTCGAGGAGTCGATCGGTATGCAGGCCCAGCCCGAAGAGGCGGCCGAAGCAATCCGCACCGCGGGCGCAGCGGTCAAGCAGGCGGAGGGGATGGTGGCCCTGCTGAACGCCAGGCTGCGCGCCAAGAACGGGCAGCTCGACGCGGACGAGGCGCGCAAGGCCACGGCGGCCGCCAAGCTCGCCGCATACCAGCTGGACCAGGCGGTCAAGGCGTTCACCAACGAGGCACCGGCGGCCCTGCTGGCGGCAGCGGGTGGCATCCCCGGGCTGGGCCTGGACGGCGACACGATCACGCTCGACGGCGTGGCGCTCGATCACCTGTCGGGCGCGGAGCAGGTTCGCTTCGCCGTGGACATCACGCGCCGGCTGAACCCCAAGGCCAGGCTCGTGATCGTGGACGGCCTGGAGCGGCTCGACAAGGAGCAGCTCCCCGTCTTCATCGCGGCCGCCACCGCCGACGGGTACCAGCTGATCGCCACGCGCGTGGACGCTGGGCCCGCGCACGCGGTGGAGATCGGAGCGGGCACATGAACGCCGACGATCTGCGGATGCACGTGCTGGCCGCGGTGCAGCTGTCGCTCCTTGATCCCGAGAACGCGCCCGACGTGCTGCGGGCACTCGAGGGCAAGCTCGTCCACCAGGACGCGAACCCGATCGACGACGGCGACATCATCTACGTGCGGCACGGCGCGCACGACGCGGTGCGGATCGCCTACGTGCAGGCCGTGGGTGCGGGGCCCGACGACGGCTTCCTGGTGGTCCGCGTGTGGTCCGCCACCGGCAAGCTCCAGCGCATGCGCAAGATGGTGGTCGCCGACTGGCGCGGCTTCCCCAGCCCGCGCGACAAGCGGGCGCACGCGCTGCGCCACGCGATCGATCGCGAGCACGCCAGGCCCGCACCTGCGGCACCGCGCGACAGGAGGACGGCGTGAAGACCGCGTTCAAGGAGGGCGTGCGCGTGCGCGGCAAGGGCGCCGATCGCATCTCGCGCAACTGTCGATCGGGCCTGATCAGCGGTTACGAAGGCGAGGGCTTCTACAAGGTGGCCACCGCCGACGGCACGCGCATCGTGCACGAGGATGACGTCGAGATCTCGCCGGACCAGGGCAGCGTCACGGACGGCTACAACGGGTGCGAAGCTGGCGACGAGTGCGGCCGACTCGGTTGTCCTAGGTGTCAGGCGTGAGCGGCCTCACACCGGAGCAGCGCGCGATCCGCGCCACGGGCATCGGCGCCAGCGAGACGCCCATCGTGATGGAGGTGAGCCCGTTCAGCACGCCGATCGACGTGTGGCTGGAGAAGACCGGGCGCACCACCTTCGAGGAGCAGGACGAGACCGACGAGCAGTTCATCGGCCTGGCCCTGGAGCAGGCGATGCGGGACATCTACCGCATCCGCACGGGCAACGTGGCGCGCGCCGTCGGCACCACGCTGCGCCACCCCAAGCACGAGCGCGTGCTCGCCTCCCCCGACAGCTTCGTCGAGGGCAAGGCGAGCGCGAAGCGTGTGGCCGGTGGCGCGGAGATCAAGATCGTCGGCATGTCGCAGGCCAGCGACTGGGCCGATCCCGAAACTGCACCGCTGCACGTGGAGCTCCAGGCGCGGCAGTGCATGGCCGTGGCCGACGTGCCGTGGTGGGACGTGATCGCGCTGGTGGGCGGCACGGGCCTGCGCCTGATCCGCATCGAGCGCGACCAGGAGATCGAGGAGCAGCTGATCGACGTGTGCGAGGCGTGGTGGCCGGCGTACGTCGAGGCCGACCAGCCACCACCGTGCGAGGACCCGCAGGCCGTGCGCCGTGCACTGCGGGCGCTCACGCCGGGCGGCATCAAGACGGAGCACCTGCGCAAGGTGGAGGACGAGGCGGTGGCGCAGGCGTTCGCGTGGCTGGTGACGGCCACGCAGATGCGCAAGCTGCTCGAGCACGCGGAGGACCAGCTGACGAACGCCTTCATCGAGCTGGTCGGGTCGGAGTACGGCGTCAGCGGGCCGTGGGGGAAGTTCCTGCATTACCGCGTCGCTGGGCGCGTGGACTGGAAGGCAGTGGCGGAGGAGATGGCGACAGATGTCGGCGGCACGGTGCCGCTGGCGCTGATCGAAAAGCACCGGGGGAAGGCGTCGCGTGTGCCGCGCGCCTATCCGTTCAAACCCAAGGCACCCAAGGGCAAGGCAAAGTGATGAACGAGCATGACGAAGAGCAGGGCGGAGCACCGCCGTTCGCGGGGCTGATGCAGGCGCCGCGCAATGAGATCAGCGCCACGGCTTCCGCGGCGAGCGCGCAGATGCAGGTCCAGGCGCAGTACGCGATCGCGAAGCGCTTCCCGCGTGACATGGACCAGGTGCGCATCGCCGTGCTGAAGGACTGCCGGCGGCCGCGCTTCGCCGAGAAGGCGCGCTACAAGAAGCCCACCGGGTCGAAGTGGAACCCGGCCACGCGCCAGGCCGAGGACCAGTTTGCCGAGGGGCCCAGCATCCGCTTCGCCGAGGCGGCTGCACGTGCGTTCGGCAACATCCACCCCACGATCGTCACGCTCCAGGACGACGACGAGAAGCGCGTGCTCCACGCCAGCGTGACCGACTTCGAGTCGAACCTGTCGTGGGGCAAGGACTTCACCGTCGAGAAGACGGTGGAGCGGTCCAAGCTCCGCACCGTGTGGGAAGGCCAAGGGCAGGAGCGCAAGCAGGTGGCCGTTCCGCCGCTCTTCACGCGGTCGAACACGGCGGGCAAGGCGGTGTACGTCTACCCGACCACCGACGACGAGCTCCAGCAGAAGGAGGGCCGGCTCGCCTCGATCATCATCCGCAACCTGATCGTCCGCGTGCTGCCGGCGGACCTGGTCGAAGAGGCGATGGAGGTGGTGGTGGAGACGCTCACGAAGAAGATCAAGGACGACCCCGAGGGGGAGCGCAAGCGCCTCATCGACGCGTTCGCCGCGATCGGCATCACACCGGCCATGCTCGCCGAGTACCTGCTGAAGCCGGTGGCCGGGCTCGACCCGGCCGAGCTGCTCGAGCTGCGGGGCATCTACCAGTCGCTGAAGGACGGCGAGCTGCGCTGGGCCGAGCTGGTGGCCATGAAGAACGTCGAGCCCGACGCCGACGCCGGTGCGAAGAAGAAGGCCGAGGAGACCGCCAAGAAGGTGAAGTCGGCCGCCGACAAGGTGAAGGCCAAGGCCGACGAGGCCAAGAAGCAGGCCGACGCCAAGCGCCAGGGGCCCGCCAAGGACGCACCGGCGGATGAGGCCCCCAAGGCGCAGGCACCGCCGGCGGACGCGCCTGCGGGAGCGCCGCGCCCGGGCGTTGACGAGCCGCCGGCAGACTGGACCCCGCAGTCATGAAGGCGCGCCTGGCATTCGCGAGCACCGGTGGCACGCCACCGCCGAGCGATCCGTTCTACGGCACGAAGCTGGTGCTGATGACGGAGCACGGCGACGTCGACCTGGGCGTGGTGGTGGAGGCCAGGAACGTCCAGTACGGCAGGCCATACCAGCCCGCGCCCGAACGCTGGACGATCAGCATCGTGTCGGGCGTGCGGCTGGGCGAGCGCGGCGAGGCGCTGCTGACCATCAGCGACATGGCGCAGGCGCTCCACGACGCAGAGGAGCGCGGCGCCAAGCGCGAGCGCGAGAAGGTGCTGGCCGAGATCAAGAAACTGTTCGGCTGAACCTCCACGGATGCCCGTCGGTGCGATCGACGGCCGTGGTGGGGGCTCATCCCCAGGCTAGGAGCGGACGATGGAAGCAATGCACGAGGAGCAGGCCGGTGGCGTGCTCGAAGACTGGACCGTGACGATCGACGAGAACACGCCCACCGAGGAGCTGCGGGTGATGCTGCCCAAGCTGGGCGCCGCAGCTGCGCGCTCCGGTGCGGCGTACGCGCGGGACGTGTGGCGCGTGATCCACTGCACCACGATGATCACCGCCCGCGGGCAGGCGTTGCCCAGCACGGCGCGGCTGACGCTGCTGAGCGCGATCGCGGCCATCGAGCTAGCGCCCATCGCGAAGAACCTGCTGGGCGCCATCGTCGGCCGCGTGGTGGGCGACACCAAGCTCGGCGAGGCCCGCACGGTGGGGCACATCCCGCCGGAGATCGCCAAGGTGCAGAAGCAGCTGAACGACGCCTTCGCCGACGCGGAGACGGAATGGTGGGACGTGCACTGCCCGTGCGTCACCTGCGTGCAGCGCCGCAGCGCTGGGGTGGAGGCGTAGCCATGGGAGCCGACACGAAGATTCAGTGGGCGCACCACACCTTCAATCCGTGGGAAGGCTGCGCGAAGGTCAGCCCGGGCTGCAAGCACTGCTACGCGGAGGAGCGCAACGCGCGCTTCCACCCGCGCCCGGCAGAGAAGCGGCTGCTCCAGGCGCTGGACATGACCAAGGACGTGGAGCGCGGCGAGCACTGGGGCGTGAAGGCCCCGCGCCTGATGCGCGTCGAGTCGTATTGGAATCAGCCGCTGCGTTGGCAGCGCGAGGCGGAGGGCTACGGCCCGAAGGGGCGCAGGCGCCGCGTGTTCTGCGCGTCGCTCGCAGACGTCTTCGAGGACCGTCCCGATCTGGTGGCACCGCGCGCGCGGCTGTTCGACCTGATCGCGAAGACACCGAGCCTGGACTGGCTGCTGCTCACCAAGCGGCCGCAGAACATGGTCCGGCTCGCGCCTGCATCGTGGGCAGATCGGTGGCCTGGTAATGCCTGGGCCGGCACCACGATCGAAGACGAGGAGCGCCTGGCCGAGCGTGCGCCGCACCTGTTCAAGGTGCCTGCGCCGGTCAAGTTCTATTCGATGGAGCCGCTCCTCGAGAGCGTCGACATCAGCGATTACCTGGTGGTGGGCGGGCCCGATTGGGTGATCGTTGGCGGCGAGAGCGGCCCTGGCGCGCGCCCGATGCATCTGTCGTGGGTGCGCAACATCGTCCACGACTGCCTCGAGAATGGGGTGGCCCCGTTCGTCAAGCAGTACGGCGAGCAGCCCTACGACTGGACGCCGGACGGCCTGCGCGAGGACGTGAACCCGCGGCTGGTGTTCGAGCCGCAATGGTCGCGCCCGGTGAAGCTGAAGGAGAAGAAGGGCGGCGACATCGACGAGTTCGAGCCGATGCTGCGCGTGCGCCAGGTGCCCGGGTACGCGGACGTGGACGGAATCGAGGTGCGGTCATGAAGCACGTTATCGAGGTCGGCGAGAACGTCAGCTACCAGCTGGGCACGCGCGGGCCGTTCTGCACGCTGTGCGGTGCATTCGATCCGAACACCGACGTGGAGGACTGCCCGGGCAAGGAGCCGGAGCGCTGCACCTGCAATGCGATCCAGGCTGCCGACCCGCGCCGGCACTTCCAGGGCTGCGCAATGCGGAAGCCGATCGAGTGGCCCATCAAGCTGAAGGTGACCGACAGCGTGCAATGCGCCGCGGAGCTGGTGGACGCGGAGCTGGCGAAGCACCTGGGCGCGGCGCGCGACTCGTACGAGCACGGCTTCTGCGCCGGGCTGCTCTATGCCCTGCGGCGCATCGACGGGCCGCACGTGTGCGAGCTGTGCGGCCGCTACGACAAGCGTCACGGGCAGCAGGCATTGCTGCCGCGCAGCACCACGCCGGAACTGCCGTTCTGGGTCTGCGCCGCCTGCATCACCAAGTACCAGGAGCCCGCATCGTGAGCCGCAAGCGCGGTGCAGGTGTGGGCGCGCTGTTCCAGCACTACGTCGCGGAGCCGATCTCCAGCGAGTGGTATTCGCCACCGGAGATCGTCGACCCATGCCGCAGCATGCTGGACGGCAGGTTCGCGCTGGACCCGGCCAGCTGCGCGGTGGCGAACCACCTGGTGAAGGCGGATCGCTTCATGACGGAGGCCGACGACGGCCTGGCCGGCGACACGTGGGAAGCGCCGTCGGTCTGGCTGAACCCGCCCAGCCCGCCCGGGCCGTGGTGGGACAAGCTGGTGCGCTCGTACAGCAAGGGCCTCATCGGGTGGGCCGTCTTCTTCGCCTACTCGATCGACCAACTCGCGATGGTGCAGGTGCGCACGCCGAAGCTCTTCGCCGAGGAGTGGCGGCGCTCGAGCACATCGGTGGTGCTGCTGCGCGACCGCGTGCGCTTCATGCTGCACACCGGGCAGATGGCGCTGGACGGCACGCCGGGCTTCGAGCGCGGGAAGCAGCCGATGCACGGCTCCGCGCTGATCGTGCTGGGCACGGAGCGGAGCAAGGTGCAGCGCTACCTGGGAACGGCCGGGTGGGTTCCGTGAGCACGCCGCACGCCGATGGGTGCGAGTGCATGGGGTGCGGCGCTGCGCGTGTGGCAGCCAGCGAGCCGAAGCAGTGGCTCGCTGCACCGCCCTCACCGGTACCCGTGAACGCTGGCTGGTGGGCCGACGAGGTGCCGGTGGGCATGGCGCTGGCCGGCGCACGCGAGGGCCAGGAGCTGCCGGTGCTGATGCTCGGTGGCGTGCCTGCACCGCTCCAGCTGGCTGGGCCACCACGCATCCGCCATGAGCGAGCGCTCGACGAAGCCGTTCAGCCAGTCCTGGGTCAGGTGTACGCGACGGCGACCGGCCGGTGGGTCGTCCACCGGCCAACGCCACGGCGTAGCGCTGCGACGGCAGTTGCGCTTGAACGGCGAGAGCGCGGGCCGCGCGTGAGGCAGGAGGAGCTCGCGATCGCGTCGCGGGTGATCACGCGGTGGTACTCGACCGGCAGCAATCGGCCCTGCCACCGCATGACCGCGTACCGGCAGGAAGCGGAGCGTGCCGTGTGCGCGCGCTACGGCGCCACCTCGGGCTACACCGTGCGGCTGATGTACCGCCTGGCGCAGTGGCTGGCGTGGCGGGACGATCGGCGGCAGTACCTGCGGAAGGCCGTGTGCACCGAGCACACCGATTGCGCGCGTGAAGACGCGGTGCAGAACGGCGTGACGTTCGCGTGCGCGGTGCGCAAGGCGCTGGACCAGCCGAAGACGCGCCTCGCCGACCTGCGCCAGGTGCTCCTCGACCTGGTGCGCGACGTCGAGCTCGAGATCGAGCGTACGGGGCGACCATGAAGCTGGGCCCCGCGTGGTGCGGCTGGACGCCCGAGGAGGAGCACCTGCTCACGCAGTCCAACGCGTTCCTGTCCGCGGTGGTGGCGCAGCTTGCCGGCGAGCGCCACCTGTGGGCGGTGGAGGGGCGCGTCGTGCAGGTGATCGGCCGCGACAGCGGCAAGCCCGAGGCGGCCGCCAGCGTGCGGCGCTTCGGGGTGCGTGTGCAGTTGTGGCGCGAGCTGCCGACGATGTACCTCCAGACGGACATCATCCGCCTGCCCATCCGCGCGTTCGCCGGTGCGCGCCCGGTGCTCGACTCAGTGTGAGCCCAGGTGGATCGCGACGTCCCAAGAAGCGTGGAGCAGGGCGGCCAGCAGCGCGACCGCGAACGTCAGCCGCCCCAGCTCCACCGCCTTGGGCGCCTTGTCCGCCAGGATGAACACGAGCGCGCCCAGGATCGCGAGCAGCAGGGAGCTGATGGAGATGTTCATGCCTGGAGCGTGAGCCGCGTCCCGCGCATGGGCAACGTGGCAACGTGCCCCGCCTTAGCCTGCGGCGCGCACGAGCTCGAGGAAGCGCTCCATGGGGAAGCTGGCACCCGGGTCACGGTGGTTCGACTGGTGGAAGGCATCGCTGACGCAGACGTGCGTGGTGATGCCCTTCTCGCCACGGCGCAGGCCCGCAGCATCGACGAACGCGATCGGCAGGCTGTAGCGGTCGCACACCTGGCGGAAGAACTTGGCAGCGAGCGCCAGCTGCGCGCGCGAGAACGCGTCGTCCCATTGCGCGACGGTCTGCTCCGCGTAGCCGGCGAACTCGAAGTGCACGCCGTGGTCGTTGAGCGGCGGCGCTGCCCAGGCCACGTCATTCAGGTGGACGCTCTGCACGATCGAGTCGTTGTCGCCGGATGCGTGCGCCGAGACGCCCGTCCCCGGTGCCTGGAAGAATGCGCCCAGGCCCTCCGCTGCGGTGGCCGCCTCCGAGCACTGCGCGGTGTGCACGACCACGTTCCAGACGTCGCGGTGCACGCCTGCCGGCGTCGGTCGGAAGTGCGGCGACGGGCGCCACGACGTGATGCACGGCAGCTCGCCGCCGGTGGTGGTCGCCACCAGGGGGCTGGGCTTCGGCGGTGGTGGTGCAGAGGCGGCCTGCTGCACGCGGTCCCACATGTCCACCAGGGCGCGCTCGGCGCAGTCCAGCCCGGCGGCGACGATGCGCGAGAGCGATAGGTCGGGCGCGAGCGCCAGCTCCTGCGGCAAAGTCGGGTCGCTGGGGAGATCCTCCAGCCACACCAGGTCGCCCACCTGCGAGTAGTCGACGTGCCTGCGGTTGTGCATCCCGCCGACGTTCTGGATCAGGTGCGTGACCTTGGGGTCGGCGTTGTCGTCCCACCCTTCGTTGAAGGACTGCGTGGCGCCCGGCGCGTGGTGCGCGTTGTCCTCGCTGACCCAGTGCTTGCCCCAGTTGTAGATCGGCTTGTCGCCGTCCCAGTGCTCGAGCTGCGACACGGCGAAGTCGTCCGCGCGCTTGGCCCATTCGATCGTCGCCATGCGCTCGAGCTGGTACGCGTCGCCGCGCCCTTCCTTGATGCGCTGGGCCCGCTCCTCCGGCGTCTCGCGCGTGACGTTCGGGCGAATCCAGAACGCCTGCTCCGCGATCAGTTTCTCGTCGTCGGGCGTGCGCAGCACGGCGCCCACCTTCTTGGCGTAGGCGAGGAGCGTGTCGTAATCGACGCGGGCCCGCAGGCCGGTCTGCTTGTCGACGAGCGGGAGGCGATTGCACCGCTTGCCTGGCGCGAAGCGATAGCGCCCAGCGGGGCTCTCGACGATGTCTTCGACGGCGGTCAGGTAGATCGGGAACTGGGCCATGCCCCGGAGTCTAGCGCGGGTGCGTGGCTTCGAAGGTGGCCGCGCGCTGCCGGCGCTTCGGCCCGTCCCAGCGGTGGTCATGCGTGCCGCGCCGGATGTGGAGAACCATCCTGATCGTGCGCTTCCGATCCGCCACGAGGTCCGCGTTGCGAAAGCCCTCGGAGCAGTCGTACCTCCAGCCGACACCGTCGAACGCCAGGCCGCAGTCCGCGTGTATCTGCCACATGGTGGCCGCGCGCCCGTGGTCGCACTCCTTGGGGAGGCAGTGGCCCTCGTCCACGCGCTGCGCGAACGCGCTCTCGTCGGCCGCCATCGACAGCACCACCAGGCCCGTCAGCGCCGGGCTGCCGTCGACCGCTGGCTCGTCGTCGCGCTCGACTACCTCGGCGACGTCGGCCGCGATCGCCTCGTAGCGCTCGAGCGCAGCGGCCTCGCCCTCCGGCTGGAAGCGTGGCGGCACCCACAGCACCATCGCGATGAGGAAGAACTTGGCGAGCGACATGGCCAGGGTTCTACCGCAAGATGGATCGCGGAAAAACCAGGGCCCAACCTGCCCGCCTATTCGGGCGTCGCGCTGCGCTACTTGGGCGGGACGGAGGCCGGCGCGGGGAAGCGCTCGCGGATCAGGCGGTCGGTCTCGGCCGCGATCGCGGTGTCGGAGCGCTCCGGCAGCTGCGCGGGCACGAGGTCCGGGTGGTGCGTCTGGAACGCCTGATACACGTCCTTGAACAGGGCCTCCCCGAACGGGGCCGCCTGGCGCAGGATCTCAGCTACGCGGAGAGCGTCGGTCGCGGTGACTGCCATGCCCGCAGGCTACCGCGCGGCGCGGGTGGCTTCCACTGCCGCCTGGAAGGCGTCCCAGGCGCTCGCCATGGTGGCCAGCAGCGTGGCAATCCGCGGCAGGTCGGGCGCCTTGCCGGCGGCCTGGGCGGCCTGCACCGAGGCGATCGCGGCCCGGGTGGCCAGCCAGTCGGCCCGGGCGGCGTCGTAGGCGTCCCACGCGCCCTTGAAGCGCTTCTGCACGGCGTCGGTCTGGGCACGGGCGTCGGCCTCGCTGGTGGCCCCGTCGAGCGCCTTGTCGCGCGCCTGCTTGTGGATGGCCTCCAGGGCGTCGTGGCTCTGCACCAGGGCGTCGTGGCTGCCGTTCACGCTGGCGATGGCAGGGTCCAGGGCACCTGCGCCGCACCCCAGCAGCAGGGCCGCCAGCAGGCACGCCAGGAGCAGCAGCGCCGGCTTCACGCTGCCTCCGGTGGGCTGGCCGGCGGATCGGGCGGTGGGTCCTTGGCGCCTGCCTTGATCGTGGTGACCACCTGGCGCTCGAGCTCGACACCGACCACGCGCACGGTCTCCTTGACGTCGCCGCTCGAGCCGAGGCCCCTGCCCAAGATGAGCGCCTTGATCGCGGGTGGGAACCCACCACCGAAGAAGGCCTTCAGCGCGCGCACGATGCCGGGCAGGTTCCAGCCGGCCGTCTTCGCCAGGCCCACCAGCGCCGCGGTGCGTGGCGATCGCTGGAAGAGCGCCGCCCATTCGTCATCGGTGTGCGGCAGGCGCTTGTCGAAGACGGTCAGGTACACGCCGGAGATCAGGCCCCAGGCCAGGTAGGCGAGCGCGAGCAGGATCACCACAGCGGCAGCGCCGCCCAGCAACGAGAGCGTGGAGTTGAGCAGCCGATCGAGCATGCGCCCAGGCTACCGCTTCAGCAGCCACGTGGCGAGAGCGCCCGCGAGCGTGCCCAGCACCAGCAGCATGATCGAGGCGTAGATCTGCCGGCGCTCCTTGGCGCGATCGCGCTCGTCCTGCTTGGCCTGGTCGTCCTGGCGCTTCTTCTCCGCAGCTGCGGCCTCGGCCTCCTCGCGCTTGCGCTTGCGATCGTCCGCCTCCCACGCGGCCACCTTGTCGCGTGCGGCCTCGAGCTCGGCGGCCATCGCGTCCTCCTTGGCCCGCTCGTAGGTGTCCATCCGCGTGCGCAGCTCGGCGACCGCGTTGCGCAGCACCGTGTGCTCCGTGAGGATCCTGCCCAGGTCCGTCGCCTCCATCTGGATGGGCGTGATCGAGCGCTTGCCGGGATCGAGCTCGTCGAGGTCGGTGCGCGGATCGCTGGGGTAACGGCCACGGGGAGGCATGACGCAAGGGTATCGTGTGCCGCCGGCAGCGCCGACGTTCGTCGAGGCCTCCACCGACGGCCAAGGTGATCGCTCAGCGATCAGGTGATCGCCTAGGGATCACTTCCCACGCACCGGCCCGAGCGTCGGGTGCGACGGCATCGCCTGGAGCATGGCCAGCGCCTCGCGCAGCAGCTCGCACATCGCAGGCACGTGGGCCGTGCTCTCGCGTGCCACCTGCTCGGGCGGCAGGTCGTCCCACCCGTCGAAGATGCGCGCCAGGCGCCGCAGCTCGTGGGCGATCTCACCAGCGCGGCGCGCGCGAGAGAAGTCCAGCAGGTCCAGCCGCTTCGCGCTCACCAGCGCCACGGTGTCCAGGCGGTTCGCGAACTTCCGACACTCCTCGCGGTACGTGCGGGGCAGGAACCACGAAGGCGGCGTCGGCGTCTCGTCGTCGTCCACGCCTCACACTTTACTCGTGCGAGTGCGCGCGTCGTCGTTACTTGCTGGCCTTGCGCCTGCGCGGCTCGTCGAGCACGCGGCTCGCTTCGGCCTGCACCTGGGCGAGCAGCTCGAGCGCGCTGGCCGCCTGCGGGTTCATCACGCGACGGGCGCCAAGGTGCAGGCGCTGGAGGCGCGCACGCTCGGCGTCGGAGAGGTTGACCGCCGCGGAGAGCGACGCACGGAACGACCGGGGGGGAAGAGTCGCCGGTGCCGCCTGAGGTGCCGCGGTGGTCATGCGGTAGATCTTTGCAGGCTCCGCGCCCGGACCGCAAGACGCAGCGCGCGTCACGTTGCGGGAGGAGTGGACGGCGGCGCAGGCGGCTCGGTGTCGGCGGTGGGGCCGTCCGCCACCAGCGTGTCGGGCGTGTCGGCCACCGGTGCAGGCTGCTCGAGCGGTGCGCCAGGCTGGCCCTCGTGGAAGTCGCCGAGCTCCTTGGCCGGTGGCACGGGTTCGCCGGTGGTGGCGTCCACGGTGGGCAGCTGCACGCCGGGCTCGTGGTTCTCGGGCCGCCCGAGCACTTCCGCGACGGGTGCCTCGCCGGTCTTGGCCAGGTCGGGTGACCCTTCGCCGGCCACCATGGGGGCCGTCGCTTCGTCCGCCTGCGCGAGCTCGAGCACCGGCGCAGGCGCCTCGAACGGCTCGCCGTTGACGACCACCTTCCATCCGCCGGCCTGTGCCTGCTCGACCAGCGCGTTGTAGTCGTCCCGCAGCTTATCCGCGTTGGGCGTGGGCAGCTCGTAGGTGCCTGCCTTGATCTGCTTGAGTGCAGCGGCCAGCTCGTCAGGTGGCAGGTCGCGCATCATGAACTCGGGCAGCGGCTTCGGCAGCTCCGCCGGCATCACGAGCGTCCGCTGCATCTCGACGGTGGTGGGCTTGTCCTCGGCCATGGCCCGAGGCTACCGCATCACGCTGCCGCGCGCACCGACAGGGAGGCGCTCTCGCCGATCTGCGTGGCCGGACGAATCTGCAACGTGGAGCCACCGGCGCTCTTCTGCTGCACCTTGAACGTGTAGGTGCCAGGGCCCACCTGGATGCGCGCCTTGACCGCACCACCGCCGGCTGCGGCCGCTGGAATGGTGAGGCCACGCTTCGCCACGAACACGCCGGGCGTGACCTGGTCCACCACGATCTGAAGTGTCGCCGCGCCCACCAGCGTGGAGCCGCTGGCGTTGAGCACCGCCTCGAGCGTGGTCTGCTTGGTGATGGTGACCGCGAGCGACAGGTTGGCCAGGTCGACGAACGCGCCCGTGCCTGCGATGGCCTGGTCGGTGCTGATCTCCGCGAAGCGCGGCGACCACTCGGAGAGCATGAAGTTCCGCAGGTCGCGTCGCTTGGCCCACGGGAGCACGCCGTTGTGCTGCGTCATGTGGCGGAGCTTGAACGTCTTCGCGCTGAAGATGCCCACCGACGTCCAACTCGCGCCGAGCGCCTGGCGCACGTTGGTCAGCGCGGTGTTCGTCGTGGCCGTCGAGAGCAGGTTCATGCACTCCTTGTCGTCCACGATGATCCGCAGGCGCGTGCCGTCGTCGATCATCTCGAGCAGGTGCCACGCCGTCTTCGTGATGGTCGGCGGAAAGCGCACGAGCGGGCTGTCGGGATCGCCCACCGTCCAGTTCACGCCGTTGTCGAACGTGTGGGTGTACGAGACGAAGGGCGGGTTCGCGTTGTCGATCTGGAGCGTGATCTGCTTGGTGCCGAACGAGGTGGTGTCCGACTGCGCCCAGACGATGCCGTTGTTCGTGTCGTTGGGCTTGATCAGCATCATCACGTGGTACGGGCCCGTGGTCCTGAGCGTCGCCTTGTTCAGGATGAACGCCTCGCCGTTGCCGTGGGTGGCGTCGAAGTCGACGCACGGCAGGCCGTCGCCGTCGTCGAGGATGAGGCTCGGCTTGCTGCCGGGCAGGTTGGCCACGCCGGTGGAGTCGCCCCAGTCATTGCCGTTGCCCGAGATGTCGGCCCACGTGGTGATGTCCAGCCCGGCGAGCGTCATGCCCTGGTCCGCGCGGACCTCCTGCACGCACTGGTAGCCGAGGTCGTGACCGCTGGTGATCACCGAAGCGTTCGCCTCGAACCCGCCGTAGTAGTCGTTCACTTTGCCTGCGACGAACGCGCCCCAGATCGAGCAGAGCGTGGCGCTGGGGTGCAGGCCGTCGGGGAACATGACCGTGTTCGACGGGTTCTGCGTTTCCGGGCACTCCCTGCCGCGCAAGATCACGTCCGCCGCACCTGCGGCCACCAGCTGCGGCAGGTAGGTGTCGTTCAGCAGCAGGCGCTGCGTTTCCTCACCAGCGGTGATCACCGTGGAGGGCCAGACCTCGCAGATGAAGACGGTGTGGCCATCGTTCTTGGCGAGCTTGCACAGCGTGAGCAGCTTGCCGTAGAGCGTGGCCGCGCTGTCGCTCTGCGGGCCGTTCAAGTTGTTGACGCCGATCATCAGGATGTAGGCGTTGGGCACCGTCGGATCGAACTTCACCCGCGTGTGCGTGGGGTACTCGGCGATCAGGTCCTCGGTGAGCGCCGACGGCGCGCCGTCGTTGTGGTGGTACGTGGCGCCACCGCGCACGCGCGCGGCCACCGCCACCGGCCACGACTGGCCGGCCGACAACGACTGCCCCGCGGTGATCGAGTCACCGTCGAAGTACAGGTGGAGCTGCCCGGTGAGCAGCTTGGGGGAGTTGTCGACCCGATTGGAGATCGCCTGAAGCGTCTTCAGCATCTCCTGCTTGGTGGCGGTCGCCTTCGCCTGCACCTTGGTGGTCATGGCCGCAGGCTAGCCGCAGGCGGCCCTGGCCGCGAGATACGTCAGGCCAGGCGCAGCTTCGGGGCCAGGTCGGTGGGCTCGCGGCCGTCGGCCAGCAGGTCCAGCACGTCGTTCGGCGGCAGGCCCGTCTTCGAGCTGATCTCGTTCGCCACCTTGCGCAGCGCGGGGATGGTGCCCGTGTCCGGGGCGAAGCGCGCGCGGTAGCCGGTGAAGATGTTCGCCCCCTGCCGGCGGTGGGTGCGCCTCCACTCGCGGACGACCTCGAGCTCGCAGCGCCAGCACGTGCCGCAGGCACACTTCGTCGGGACCGCGGTACTCACTTGACCGCCGTCAGCACCACGGTGCCGCCGTAGGATCGGAAGAGCACGCCACCGTAGGCACCGGTGAGCGAGTAGGTGGCCGCGCCGTTGATGGTGTCTCCGGCGTGCGCGTTGATGGTGACCGCGCCTGCGATGTTGCTCTTCTGGATGCCCAGCCAGTCGCTGCCCCAGGTGCTCGCCTGCGGCAGCGTGACGGCCGACACCGTGCCGCTGATCGTGGTGATGTTCGCCACGTTGAAGCCGGTGAGCACCGGCGTGCCCGAGCTGAAGCTGCTGCCCAGGCCGGTGCGTTCCGCCTCGAACGCGGTGGCGATCTGCTCGAGCACAGCGGCCCATCCATAGACGGGGTCGTACTCGGCGGTCTCGAGCGCGACGGTCGCACGCAGGCGCGTCAGCGTGGTGGGCACCACCAGCAGCCGATCGAAGGTGTAGTCGGCGAACGGCGAGCCATCGGGGAGCTGGCCGTTGTTCGCAACGCACCGGACCATCCACGCCTGCGGCGCAGGCGACACATCGGTGCCTTGGATCTGCACGATGCCGCTGGCCGGCACCGCGATGCCGTCGCTTGGGGTGAATGCAGGCGGATCGTTTTCGGCGCTCTTGCTGGTGCGCACGAGCGAAAACTGCACCTTGGTGATGTCGGTGCCCGCGTCCTCGAGGCGCATGCTCACCGGCGTGTTCACGTCCGGCACGATGTAGCCGCGGTTGGCGCTGGCGTTGCCGTCGCAGCTGAAGCGCGCTGTGCCCCTGCTCATCCGATCGTTCCCTTCTGCAGTCGGTCACCGGCGACGTCCAAGCGGAGCACGCCCTGCCACCGCTGATGGTAGCACTCAGCCACGCGCACCAGGTGGCGGCCGCCCTCGCGCGGCGTGAAGACGAACACCGACGGCGCCACCCTGCGGTAGATGCGCCGCACGAAGCTCTCCTGCGACGTGCCCGACGTCACCGTCACGATCAGCGGCAGCACGATGCCCGTGGTGCAGCGGTCGTACGTGATGCCGATGACGATCGGCTGGTGCGCGCGCGGCTTCGCGTCGGGGTCCTCGAGCTGCACGTCGATCAGCTTGGCCCCGCAGTCCTCCGGCGCGATGACGTCGAGGATCATGGCGCGTCGGCGAGCTCCACGCTGAAGGGCACGCGCACGCAGCCTCCGCCGTCGCGGTAGCAGGCCAGCACCCACGTGCCCAGGTTGTCGGGCGTGAACAAGGGCGACACGGTCGACGTGTGCCCCGCTGGCGGCGCGACCGACGGCGGCGCGCCTGCGCCCTTGTCCTCCCACCACCAGGTGAATAGGCGGCCGCCCAGCGCAGCGTCCAGCGGGGCAGCCACGCCACCGACCACCGCGCTGACGGTGACCGAGGTGGGAAGCCCGCCATGGCCAACGCGTGCGTAGCGGTGCGGGTACTTCGGCGCGCTCAGGCGATCGGGCTGGCCGGGCAGGCCGGTGTCCGCCCAGTCCACCACGTGGATGTCGCCCAGGCCCACCGAGATCACGAAGTCCGCCATGGCGAGATCAGCTCAGGAGATGCCCGCGCAGCGTGCACCCGAAGTTACCGTTCCACGTTGCCGCGCCGTCGACTGGCGTCACGCGCACCTGAACCGGCTGGCCCGAATAGTCGTTGGCGTTCAGGTTGACGAGCCCCTTCGAGCTCGACTGCCAGTAGAGGCCGCCAGCGGGTCCGCCGTGATCTGCGAACAGATACCCGAGGTCGGCGGCTTGTCCGCCCCACATGCCTGGCTTTCCTGTCGCGCCGAAGGCGGCGTAATTGTTCCCCGCGAAGTCGGCGTTCAGCAGCACGCCAGTGACGAGCGTGCGGAAGGTCGTGTTGTTCTCCTTGATGCCGATGTCGATCGTTGCGCCCTTGTTCGATCCGCTGTTGTTCGTGAACGTGCCCTCGAGATCGAGGATTGCCGACTCGAGGGAGAACGACGTATTCGGCGTCACCCACCACGTCGTGGTGACGGTGCCGGTCGTCGGCGCGATGATCACGTTTTTCTGCACGACGAAGCTGGTGCCCATCGCGATGTTCACGGGGTTCGCAAGGCTCATGAGCCGCGTGTCGACGATGCCGTGAAACGCCTTGATCTTGATCCTCGCCATCAGCCAAGCCTCTCGCAGGTCCACCAGATCTCGTTCGCTGTGGTGCCCCCGCTGAAGTTCAGCGCGCGGCCTCGCCAACGCGTCCGCCCTGTGCCGGGGTATGGCTGGTCGTCACCGTCGGGGAAGCGGTGGGTGATCGTGCCTGTGCCTGCGGCCCAGGTGATCGTCGTTTGGAACGCGTCCTCCAGGGCCGACACCCACAGGACAACCTCGTACTCATCGCCGGACATCGCGTGCTCCGGCGTGATGGTGATCGCCACGTCGTTGCCGGTGTCGGTGACCTTGATCTGGAGCAGGCCCGCCACGTCGGTGTCGAACGTGAATGAGCCCGGGCTCGAGGCGACCGACTGATTGTTCACAACGAGCGTGAGGTGCGGCGCCTTGACCCCGCCGAAGGACATCTTGCCGGCGTGGCTCGAGCCGTCGTCGCCGTTGGGTGCCTTGACCAGGTAGGACTGAAGGACGGTGGCCTGCGCGCCGGTGAGTGTCTCGCCGTCGCTCCAGCCGCCAGGCTTCACCGGGGGGAAGTTCGCCACGGCCCCGAGCCTATCAGGTCAGCGTGGTTTGCCCCAGCAGGCTGGTGCCCAGCACGAAGCCGGTGCTGCCGGTGATCTGGAAGTCCACCCAACTGGGGATGACGCGCGACACCACCCGCGAGATGAGCGCCAGCTCGTCCGGCGTGCGCGTGCCTGGCCACGACACGTTCAGCACCCACGCCGTCGAGTAGTTGGGCGCGATCTGCACGCCGCGCGTGCCGAAGTACACGGTGCCGGTGCGGTCGGCGAGCGTCTTGCCGATCATCGTGGTGACCTGGTCCTCGCGCGCGATCAGCGTGAGGTTGATGCTCGGATCGAACCGCGCGCGCAGCTGCTCGCGCAGGCGCGGTAGGTCGCCGTACAGCTTGGCGTACGCGACGGCGGCAGCGGCCTGGCGGCCCGCCTCGGCGTCGTCCTGGTGGGGCAGGTGCAGGATGTCCTCCCATTCACGCAGGCGGTACGTGGTGGTGATCGCGAAGAACTCCGCGAGCGCCGCTTCCTGGAGCGATGCAGCTGCCGCGATCACCAGCGCCCGGCAGTAGCGCCGCGCGTCCTCGATCCCACCGTCGGCGAAGCTCTTGCCGCCTGCGATGCCAGCCTTCGCACCGACCGCTTCGCGCAGCGACTGGTAGGCGCTCTCGAGCGGCGTGGGCCCCTCGCCGATCACGAACGGGCACGGATTGAAGACGCCGATGCTCACAGGCCGCAGACCTCCAAGCGCGTGGCCGTGTCGGTGCGTGCGTTGGTCGCGTCGCCGACGGTGACCTCGATCACGTTGGGGCTGATGATCGAGCATGGGGCCGTCCAGCCCAGCACGCTGGCGCCGCCCTGGATCGAGCAGCGCGCGTCGTAGAGCGCCAGGGGCACGCTGTCGCCGTTCACGTTGAGCACCGCCGTCGGGTAGGTGATGCGGTACGTGCCCGTGGTCTGGCGCGTCAGCACCGGCGGAGGCCCCGTGCCCTCCACGTCCCACGACTCGAAGTGATAGTTCAGCACCAGCGCGCCGGTGGTCGCAGCGCTGGTGAAGGCCAGGCGCAGGATGGGCACCATCAGGCCCGCGCCGGTGAGCTGCCAGAACATCCGCTCGAAGTCGGCCTTGTTGACCGTCTTCGAAGGGTCGCCCGCGCGAAGCGTGTCCTTGCGAGGTGGGCCGTAGGCGACGCGCGTGATGCGGGTGGGGAACGAGCTCATGCCCGCCAGACTACAACGGGTAGATCCCGAAGTGCCTGATGACCAGCTGGTGCGGGCCGAGCTCCGGGCTGGCCGGCAGCGTGGGCGTGCTCACGCTGGTGTACGGCAGGCTGCTGTTCGTGATCGCTGCGCCGAGTGCGTCCTGGAGGTACGTCAGCAGCAGGCCGCCCACGTCCGTGGTGTACTCCTCGTCGGGCGGTGGCCAGCGGTAGGCGCGGTGCGCGAGCGTGGACGTCGACAGGTTCACGAGCTCGCCCGGGCCGAGCGCGTCGAAGTACTGTCCCAGCGCCAGGCCGATCGCGTCCGCCTGCCCGTTGCCAGGCGACACGGCCATGCCCACCGCGATCGTCGCTGCCGGTGCGCTGCCGAGCACCACGTTGTAGACGTTGCCCGCATCGAGCGAGACGCTGACCACCGCGAGCAGCTCGAACGCGCTGGTGGCGTTGTTCCACACCATCAGCGCGGGCGTCGGGTTCGGCGGCGCGCCGGCACCGCCGACGTCGATCTTGAAGTGCTGTTGGTCGGTGACGTTGCTCACCAGAACCAGCGCCGCGGTGGCGGTGGGCCACGGCACCAGGTCCGTCCAGCCCGACACGCTCTTCTTGGCCATGGTCAGGCGCACCGCGACGTCGGTGTTCTCGGGGACCTGGGCGACGCCCAGCAGCCACGGCTGCGGCGGCAGCACCGGCGAGCCTGGTGGCGTGAGGTAGGCCACGACGTCGTCGACGACGGTCTGCCCCGCGATGCGTGCAGTGGGGCCCACGGTGTTCCCGCGCTTGGCGCCGACGGCGATGATCGTGCTGCCCGCCTCGAGCGCGCACGGGTAAACCCACGCGGTCTCCACAGCGGCGCTCGCGCCCTTGGCCAGCGCGCGCAGCTGTGCCTGATTGCCCGCGCCCTCCTTGTCGCGCTTGGCCGCGGAGATGCGGTTCGCGTACTCCTGCGCCGTCTCGGCCGGTGCGCCACCGGTGAAGTTGGCGGTGATCCCGATGCCGGCAGGATCAGCGCCCGACGGCTGCGTGATCGGCGTGGCGATCTGCGTGGTCTTGGCGTTGGTTTCGAGCCCGGTGCTCAGCGCGCGCACGCGCAGCGTGGCCACGCCACCGATCGACGTCACCTCGCTGAACAGCACCTGGTAGGTGACCGCGCCGATCGCGATCTTGTGGGCGTAGCCGGTGGGCAGCGTGGTGGACCCGAGGAAGGTGGTGCCAGGCGTGGCCTTCCACGTGATCGTTCCACCACCACCGCTCGCCGGCAGCGGGTCGCCGATGCCCCACATCGGGCCGTGGACTTCCTTCAGCCACGAGTCGCTCGCCGTCGTCTCGAGCGCTTGGTCGGCCAGCCACTGCCCGCGCTGCTGCACCGCGAGCATCACCAGGTCGAGCGCGTTCGCCTCCTTGTAGTCGCGGCTCAGCTCGCTGGTGACGGCCTGGATCTCGCCCTCGGTGAAGGGCTGCCCGGTGTCGGGGTTCAGCGCGTGGCGCAGCTCGTAGCGGAGCGCGTCGAGGTAGAGGTCGCGCAGCTCGCCGCGCGCGAAGGTGGGAAACTGGCGATCCGCCGGTGCGACCATGCGCCGGAGGTTATCACCCCAGCGCCTGCACCGTGATGGTCGGGCTGCCGCCGGTGAACAGGTTCTTGTACTTGAGGTCGAAGCTGCCCGTGTCGCCCTCCACCTTGGGCAGGAGCGACTCGATGCGCGCGTAGCCCGCCTTGACGAACGGCTCCATGCACCGGCGCACCTCCTGCTCGATCCTCCGCTGCGCCTGGTCGTCGGCCTTCTTGATCGTGAACAGCAGGTGGCCGGTCTGGTCGAGCGCGACGCCCGCGTTCAGCTGCGCCTGGAACTGCATCGCGATGTTCGCGTCGATCGGGTGGCACGACTGCAAGAGCGACAGCACCTCGCCGGTGATGTTGTCCACCGCGACCGCGAGCACGGTGCGGCGCTTGGCCTGCTCGCCGGTGATGCCGTCGTCCCAAGGCCCGGACAGCGGCGACAGCCCGCACGGCGTGATGATGGGGTCGGCCATGGCGGGAGCGTACTAGGAGAGCGGGCACCTGGGCTGCGGGAAGGTCGGCGGCGTCGGGAACCCGATCGGTGGGGGCGCAGGTGGAATGCCTGCGGGGAGCGCGACCAAGGGCTTCAGGCCCAGGCTGAAGGGGAAGCTGGGCGGCGCGGGGAAGGTGGGTGGCGTGGGGAACCCCACCGGCGGAGGCGACGGCGGGATGCCCGCCGGCAGGGCCGTCAGTGGCTTGAGCCCCAGGCTGAACCCGAGCGATGGCTGCGCTGGGAACGTCGGTGGTGTGGGGAAGCCGATCGGTGGCGGGCTGGGCGGGATGCCCGCCGGCAGCACGACCAACGGCTTGAGGCCGCAGCTCATAGAAGCGTGCCGTTGATGGTGACCGGCCCTGGCGGGATGCCAGCCCCGAAGGCGTTCGTGGGCACGACGATGCGCGGCGCGCCGTTGGCGGTGAGGTAGTTCATCAGCGTGGGCGCTTGCGCGTTGGCGTAATCGGCAAAGCCCTGGCGCTGCGCCACCGTGGTGGCGATGCCGTTGCGCGCCTCGGTGTACGCGAGCATCGAGTCGTAGATGGCGACCGCGTACCCCGTTCCAGTGCGCACGCCAGCGCCGTCGACCGAGACCGTTCCTACCGTGAGGGCCATCCGCCGATCATACCGGCGATGCCTTGAGCGTGGTGGCCTTGCCGGTGGTCGCCAGCGCTGCGAGCTGCGTGGCGAGCTGGGCCACCTGCGCAGCTGCACCTGCGCCAGCCTGCGGAGGCGCCATGATCTGCGTGCTGAGCAGGCCCAGCGCGGTGGCGATCGTGGTGAGCGCGTCGGACACCTCCTGGTGCAGGGGCACCTCCCTCGCCAGGCTGGTGTTCCCCGCGACCACACCACCCACGAACTGGTAGCCGCTGTCCGCGCTCATCGCGAAGCCGTCGTTCTTCAGGTGGACCCAGTGCTTGCCGTTGCCGCTCGTGAGCTTCGCGCTGCCGTCCTTGTCGAGCACGAGCGCGCCGCCTTCGATGTGCTGGATCGTGATGTTCGCGTTGCCCACGGTGGGGTCCATCGTGATGCCGTGCGACTTGTCGATCGCGCCGTTCGAGTCGAGGCGCGGCGCGAGCAGCACCACCTGCGTGCCCTTGTGATCGGCGTCCCACGCCAGCGACAGGAAGCCGCCACCGTAATGGCTCATCCCGAGCTCGCCGACGGCGGGCTTCACCCGGCGCGCCAGGCGCAGGTCGCGATAGGCCACCACCGTGCAGCCATTGTCCTCCTTGAGCGCGATGCCCTCGCAGCACGTGCCGCCCTTGTCCTGCGTGTCGGGCGGGTCGGGGTTCAGATACGTGACGCCGGTGTAGATCTCCTGGCTGTCCTGGCCGCCGCTCTCGTTGCCCTCGTCGTCGAGGAGCGTGGCGACGTTGACCAGCACGGCGTTCCGGTCGCCCTGGACCACGCCCTTGACGATGCGGACGAACGTGAGCACGCGGTCGAGCGGGTTCACGCTGGCTCCCCCAGGTCCCACAGGCCCTTCCGCACACCACCGAGCAGCACGCGCTGGCCGCCGTCGTTGCTGATCTCGTGGCCGGCGCTGGTGCTCATGCGATAGACCACGCGCCAGATCAGGTACGGACCCATCGGCCCGCCGGCGGTGTCGGCCGTCACGTCGCAGACGCCACCGATGCACCAGGGGATGGCGCGCTGGCCATTCCAGTAGGTCCACCCATCGGCGACCGCCTCGAAGCCGTCCTTGCGCCTGCGCCGCGCGGAGAGCTCGCGGCGCGCAATCAGCTCGGCGTGCCCCTTCGACTTGGCGCGCTCGTTCGGCAGCACCACCGGCCGGAAGAAGTGCCCGCTGTCCGCCACCACCGCGAACACCTCGGGGTCGGCCGATAGAGCCTGCACGGGCTTCCGCGTCACGTCCTGCCCGGTGGCCTGGCCCACAATGCGGATCTCGCTCGCGACCTCGCGCCAGTCGTTCACGCGGCGGAACGCCTCGACGTTGTTCGCCACCGCGGCAGGTGCGTCGCGCCGGAACCTGATCTGGAAGTCGGGCTGCACCTCGTCGTCGGGCTGCCCCACGAAGATGCGCCCATCCGGCATGTCCCAGCCCATTACGGCGTGTCGCTGCGTGTGCCTGTTGAACGCCTCCCACACCGTCTCGGGCGGTTGGATCATCGCCTGCTGAATGGTCATCGCGGCGAGGTTGGGGTTCTGCTTCTGGCTGCCCTTGGGCGCGCCGGTCACCAGGTCGACGCTGGTGCGAGTGGCGAACACGAAGTCGCTCTCCACGTACCCGTGCTGGTCGAACAGCTGCACGATGAAGTCCTTGAGCGACACCTTGCTGACCTTGATGTTCGGGTCGGCGCTGGCGTAGCGCGCGTCGCTCAGCTTGGTGTGGATCGTCAGCTCGAGCCGCGAGCCGCTGCCCGGGTCGCTCGGTGCCTCGCGTGCCTCGACGCGGCCCTTGAGCAGGCGCGTGCCGTTGATGGTGACCTCGTACTCGGCGCCTGGCTTGGTGAAGCGCTCGAGGTCGCGCCACGCGAAGTCGTCGCCCATGACGAAGCGCGCTTCGGTGGGCGACACCAGCGACGTGGAGATCTCGATGCTCTCGAAGCGCGCCAGGGTGCCACCACCACCGCGCAGCTCGATCACGTCCGGCTCGCGGATCGCCACTAGTAGCTCCGGGCCGTGCCGTCCGCGTACATCCGCACCGGTGTGCCCGCCGGAATCGAGAGGAGCGGCAGCCCGGGGTTCAACTTGATGAGCGCGGTGCTGTCCTGCTTGACCAGCTGCGCGATGCTGAAGATCGGCAGCGGCTTGTCGAACATCCGCGTGATGATCGTCGGCGAGCGGTGGGTGGTGGCCGCCGTCGACACGATCCCACTCAACTTGCGCAGCAACATGCCCGGGCGCGACGCCAGCGGATCGGTCATCAGCGTGCTCACGTCGCTGAGCACGCGGTTCAGTGGCGTGGTGGTGTAGCTCGCCTCGACGCGATCGATCGCGTTCGCCACCTTGGCGGCGCGCGCCTCCCACGTGTCGACGTAATCGAAGGGCGACTGCGCGAGCTCGCTCAGCGAATCGCAGAAGTCGGTGATCTCCTGGAATGGGTCCATGTCGATCCCGAGACCGTCGAAGCCGTTCACCGCGTCGGCCACCAGGCCGGGCGCCACCGCGCTCGCCTGCGGAGCCTGCCACCTGGTGGCGCTCTCGTCGTCCACGCCGTCCTCGACCCACACCATCGTGAGCATGGCCAGGTCGCGGTCGGTGCTCTGCTCCAGGCGCTTGTACGTGGCCAGGCGGACCTTCACCGGGCCGACGGTGGGCACCGTCAGCGTGCCCGTCTTGTGCACGCCTGCCGCTTCGAGCAGCTTGTCCACGTCGTCGGGGTACTTCCCGCCGCTCTCGCCACCGTTGTAGAACTCGCCCGTCATCGTCCAGATGCGGCTGGTGGCGCCCGTGTCCTCGAGCCGCTCCTTGTCGCGATAGAGGCGTGGGTGGCGCGCGAGGCGATTGCCGCCCTCCTCCTGGAGCGAGATCAGGCTGAAGGTGATGTCGTAGCTGTCGACCTGATAGCGCGGGTCGGGGTACAGCTCGAAGATGCCCTTGGGGATGTCCACGGTCTACTCGCGCCCAGTGTAGCCCGGCTGGCCGGCGCGCATGGCAGCGCCGAGCGCGGCGATGCTGCCACCGTCGATCTGCACGGTCAGCCCGCCCTGGATCTTGCGGCTGGTGGCCTGCGAGGCCTGGAGCATCTCGGCGAGCAAGCGGTTCCCCTCGGCGCTGCTCTTCGCGCCCGCATCGTTGCCGCTGGACGCGTCCGTCTGCGGTGGCGGCGACTTGTGCCGACCGACGAAGCCATGGATCTGCTCCGCCGCGGTCCCACCGCCGATCATGTTTACGCCGCCAGTGTCATCGCGCAGGCCCAGGATGTCGGCTCCGGTGGCGACCGCGTTCTGGAGGCCACCCGCGGCCGCGATCCTGTCGTTCATGTTCACCGCTGGCTTGGCCGACAGCGCGTCCTGGTACTCGCCGTATTGGCGCAGCAGGCTGTCGCGCTCGGAGGCGTCGCGCGGGCCGGTGGCATTGACGCGCGCCTGCGCTGCTGCTCGGCGATCGGCGTCGAGGTTCACACCGCCGGTGCTGCTCACGTCGATCTCGTCCAGCTTGTCCTGGATGTCGGCCATGCCTGCGCGCGCGGCCGCATGCGCTTCGCGACGCGTCTTCTCGTCACCCGTGGTGGCGGCGCTGCGCACGTTGCCCGCGCCGAGCTCGGCGCCAAGGGCTGCGCTCTGCGCCTGCTCCTGCCCGGTGAAGTGACTGTCGATCGCGTCGCGCCCGACGGCGTACGCCAGCAGCGCGGCCGCTGCGATGTTGCCGGCTGCACCTGCTGCACCGCCTCCACCGCCACCGCCTCCACCACCGCCACCGGGGAGGCCCAGGCCGCCACCACCGCCTCCACCGCCACCGCCGAACGAGACCATGCTCTTGCCGGCGAACAGCGCCGCAGCGATGCCGCCGTGGTTCGCGATCGCGCTCACCGTCTTCGCGATGATGTCGGCCAGCTTGGGCAGGTTGTCGGCGAACTTGTTCAGCGCCGCGGTGACCTCGGGCGAGCCGAGCGTCTCCTTGATGTGATTCATCGCCTGCTGGAGCTTCATCTCCGGCGTGTTCATCTCCTCCGCCGCGCGCTTGCCGATGTCCTCCTGCGTAATGCCTGGCGCCGACGCGCCCTTCAGCGCCTCGTCGAACTTGCCACCGCCCAGGCCCATCGAGAGCGCCTGTGCTTGCTCCGGGCGGATGCCCAGCAGGCCGAGGGCAGTGGCGTCGCCCTTGGTCTTCTCCATGATCTTGCCGAGCAGCTCGATGCCGTTGAGCTCCTTGCCGTTGCTGTCGGTGGTCTTGATGCCGTTGGCCGCCAGTTGCTTGCGCTGCGCCTTGCCCGCATCGAGCTTGCCCAGCGTGCCAGCCAGCACGTCGATCGCAGCTGCACCACCACCGGCGCTGTCCTCGAGCGCGTTGGCCAGGGCCAGCGTCTGCTTCAGCCCGTCCACACCGCTGACGCCGGAGAGCTTGGCGGCGCGCCCCAGGCGGCCCATCGAGCCCTGGAGATCGTTCAGCGTGACGCCGCCCTTGGTGGCCTGATCGAACGTGGCCGCCAGGCCCTCGCCCATGTCGCGGGCGGTAATGCCGAACTGCTCGCCGAGCCCGCCCGCGATCGCCGACGTCTCTTCGATAGACCGGCCGGTGCCGCGCGCGTGGCGGGCGATGATGTCCAGCGACTGGACGGCCAACTGAGGGTCGCCCACCTCGTCATAGAGGCTGCCCATTGCGGCGGCCGCCTCGTTGGTGGTGATGCCCCATTTCTTGGTCGCGGCGTTGGCCCAGTTGGTGACGTTCAGCAGGGAGTAGCTGGCGTCGCGCCCACGACCCATCTCGAAGGACAGCCCGCGCAGGCTCTTCTGCGCCTGCTGCGTGTCCTTGACCATCTCGCCGATGCCGAGCAGCGCGCCGAAGCCGCCGATCTGCGCGATGGGCGAGCTGGCCATCGACTGGAGCCCGGTCTTGAGCGCGCCGCCCAGGTGCTTGGTGGCGCTGAGCAGGCCCTTGCCTAGGCTGTCGCCGACCTTCTTGCCGGTGTCCTCGGCGTCGCTCTCAAAGCGCTTGAGGCCGTCCTTCCAGCCCGACCCCTTGATCGTGATCTTGACGGACGCCTCGTTCGACACGTCCGCGATCCTACTTGTGGCGCTGCTCCAGCGCGATGTCCGTGAGCCGGTCGCGCTCGAGCTCGAGCTCCACGTCCTGCTTCGCCTTGGCCAGCTTCTTCGAGATCATCTCGCGCCAGGCGTCGGGGAACTTCCACTTCGGGAAGAGGATGTGCGTCAGCTCGTCGGTCTGTCCGAAGAGGTCGAGCTCTCGGCAGATGGCTGCGAAGACGACGCGGTCCGGTAGCCTTGCAGCTCCACAGCCATACGTATGATGAAGCTGGGCTGCGCGGGCCCAGCGATAACGACTAAAGGGCCAAGGTCACCGCGCTTCGCGATGGCGGCCACGCAGGGCCAGAACACCTTCGGGTCGGACAGCTGCGCCTCGCTGATGCGCTGGTCGAACGTCGCGCGCCAGTGCTCGATCTTGGCCAGCGTCACGTCCACGGCCACGGTGCTCAGCACCTTCTCCAGATCCTGCGCGGCCATCAACGGCAGCTTGGGGTCCTCGCGCCGGCGGAGGCTGAGGGCCAGCAGGTGCACGGCTTCGGCGTGCTCGACGACGTCGGCGCCGAAGGTGGTGCGGGCCTGCTCGATCGTGGTGATCAGCGTCTCGCCGGTCTTGCTCTTCGAGCGCGGGGCCAGGTCGGCGATCACGCGCTGGCGCGCAATGATGCGGTCCTGGCCGCCGTGCACCCGCAGGTAGACGGGCGTCTCTTCGATCTTGCGCGTGCCCCAGTTGAACCGCGGGATGCTGTCCGGATAGAGGGCCTCGCCATCGAGCTCGATTACCTCGAGATCCTCCAGCGAGCGGCCCTCAAGCCACTTCGCCAGCTCGCCCAGCACCACCGCCTGAAGCGGGTCCTTCTTCTCTCCATCAGCCATGCGGCGGAGCGTAGCTCAAACGCGCGCCGTGGTGGTTACGCGGTCGGACCGCCGCGGATCGCGCCCACGAAGTTGAGCGTCAGCTTGATGGCGTCGTCGAGCGGCATCTCGACGTCGGCCGTGTCGAGCCCGATCTGGAAGTGGATGTTGTAGAGCGGGATCTCGTAGTGGGTGTTGTACTTCTTCTGCGAGAGCAGCTCGCCGATCCAGTCGCGCTCCGGGCCCTCGTCCGTGAGGTCCAGCTCGATGGTGCCGCTCACCTCGGCGTTGCCGTACACGATCGCGTTGCCCTGGCGGTTGAGCGTGTGCTTGACCTTCGCGCCCTTCTTGATCGAGCAGCGCGCCATCACGCACTGGATCACGCGCGAGCCCGCGATCACCACCTGGCCGCGGGAGTGAGTGAGCATGTCCTCGTCGGGGAGCGGCATCGCGAACTACCTTTCAGGGCCCGGTGTGGTTGACCACCGCGCTGAACTTGCGCAGCGGGGGAACGATCTTCAGCGGGACGACCATGTCCACCTGCGACGAGTCTTGCGTGTCGCGCTGGACAACGAAGGTGCCGTTGGCGATCGCGGCCTCGAGCGCCACGCTCTGCACCACGCCGATGGAAACCCAGAAGCGGGCACGCGCGTAGGCGCTGGTGCGGATGGTCTGGATCTGGACGCACCCGCGCGGCAGCTCCTGCCCCGCAATGAGGTCGTCGATGATCTTCTTCTGCGGGTACTCCTGCGCCAGGAAGGTGGCCAGGTCGCGCGCGCAGAAGTAGCTGCCGTCGATGCGGCTGGTGTCGAGCAGGCGCGCATCAGGGTTGCTCTGCGCGTCGAAGGCGTAGGTGGTGATCGGCATCACGCCGAACGCGCTCCCGTTGCCGAGGAAGTCCACCGGGCTGACGCCGTTGTTGAGCGCGCTCTCGAGCTCGACGTCGGTCAGCTTGTCGTTGACGGTGTCCACCGGGCCGTAGAGCGTGGCGCGGTACTGGAGGCCGATGCGGTTGGCCGCCGGGTCGAGCAGGCGCTCGCGCAGGCGCTGGCCCAGCTCGGCGGCCGCCACCTCGCAGGGAAGCGACTGCGCCGCCTGGTAGTACATCAGCTGGGACGTGCCCACGTTGCGGTAGCCCGCTGCGGTGTTCGCCGTGGCCGGGATGCCCGTGTAGCCCAGGATCTGCTGCTGGAGCTTGGCGTGCGCGCCGGTGCTGTACTGGAGGATGTGCGCGTCGATCTTGCCGTACGCCGTGGTGGCGCCGCTGGTCGCGACGACGGTGTTCCCATCGCACGCCAGGATGTACGCGTACTCGCGCGTCGACACGGCAGCGAGGCAGGTGGCCACGTCGGCGGTGGTGGTGCCGGCGATGGTGGTGCCCACCTTGGTGTTGATGCTGGCCCCGCCGTTGATGGTGCCGCCTGCGCCGCCGGACAGCGTGGCGTAGACGACGATGTCGTTGCCCCAGGTGCCGCCGCTCTTGGCGGTGAGCGTGAGCACTGCGCCGACGACGCTCGCCGTGATGGGCAGGTCGTTGGTCAGCAGGTTGATGGCGTCGCGCACCGCGGTGGCGAACGCGCTGGCCAGCACGCCGGGGTTCCAGCTGGCCTGCACCAGGCGGCCAGCGATGAACATGTTCAGCGTGTACGCGATGGTGACGGTGCCCGCGAACGTGATGTCCAGCGTGGCGGCCACTGCGCCACCCACCGGCGCGGGGCTCATCATGTCGAGGTTGAGATCGGCGCCCACCTCGGTGAACAGGATCTTCGCCACCAGGTGGGCCATCGACCCCTTGAAGAACTTGGTGGCCACCGTGTCGGTGCTGCCCACCGCCTCGAGTAGCTCGGTGTTGTCGGTGATGGTGCCGCCTGCGCCCTTGGGCGCGAGCACCAGCACCTTGAGCTGACCTGTCCCCGGGCTGTTCTGCCCGGCCAGCAGGTTGACCTTCAGGTACACGGCAGGCGTGCGCGTGGACGGGCTGACTGCGAGGTCGAGGCTCACGGCGTGTCTCCTGCCGGCAAGTCACCGGCGTGGTCTGCTGCTGGCTCGGTGTCGCCCGCAGCTGCGCCGGACGGCTCGAGCTCGGGTGCGGGCTGCGTGTTCGCTTCCACCTCGGCCTTGGCCTTGGCGGCAGCCTGGTCGTCCGCGCGCTTCTTGGCGGCCTGCTCCTCTGCGCGCAGCAGCGAGGCGAACTCGTCGGCCGTGCGGAGCTTCAGCGACTTGTTCTCGAAGGCCCGCGCGTACTCGCGCCGGTAGAGCTGCGCCTCCACGTGGGTGATGCCCTCGATGCTGGCGGTGTCCCACGCCCAGCCGTCGGCCGTGCGGGTGACGCCGATGTTGCTCGGGGTGCGCGATCCGTAGCGGGGCACCACGTGGCCCTCCACGGAGGACACGAAGAACGCGAAGGGCGACGCAGCGGCTGCCATCAAGGCTGAGGGTAGGAAGCGTCCTTCACGATCGCAATGTTCGTCGGGTGCGTGCCGCGCTCGTCCTCCGGCGTGATGAAGTTGAGCTTGGTCCAGGCCCACGTGGAGATCGTCGCCTCGCTCTGCCCGGGCTGCGTGTACACGCCCTCCCAATCGCTCACCGTGGTGAAGGCCAGCTTGTACGCATAGAACTGGCCGGCGAGGCGCAGCGGCTTCCGCCCGGTGATGGTGGCGCCCAGGCTGGTGAACTTCATCTCGTTGAACGGCGCGCTGGCGCGGTCGCCGATCAGGCTCTCGACCAGGTCGAGCAGCGACAGCCCGGTGTAGCTGCGCCACATGCGGCCCTCGTCGCGCGAGACGTACACGAGCATCTCCCAGAGCTCCGTCTGCTGCCAGCAGCTGCTCCCGCTGATCTTCTTGCTGCCCATGCTGCCCGCCCAGCTGAGCATCACGCCGGGCGCCTGGCCCAGCATCGCCCGAGTGATCTCGTCGGGCAGCTCGTCCTCGTTGGGCATCTCGTAGAAGGCGGCGCACTTCAGCGCGCGCTTGTCCGTCTCGGTGACGCCGCCTGCCACCGTCAGCGCGGCCGCCATGGGCGCGAGCCCGATCGGCGCGGGGAACCACGCGAAGGCCGCCGTGTCGGGGATGTTCTGCTGCGCGCCGCCCAGCATGGAGCGCACGGGGATGTCGGTGGGCGTGGCACCGATCGCCACGGTGGCCGCTGCGGTGGTGCGGAACGGGCAGGTGATGTCGATGCCCTGCACGCCACCCACGCCGCTGCGGATGGGGAACAGGATGCTGTTCTTGGGCACCACCACCGGCGTGGCCTGGCCCACGGTGCACAGCGCTCGAGCGAAGCCGTTGCTGGCGGTGCCCATCAGCGGGCGCATGAGCGACAGGATCGCGAGCGCGCGATCCAAGGTGCTGGTCCACGACTGGATGCTCACTGGCCCTCTTTCCCGCCGGTGGCGATGAACCGCGCGAGCCGCTCGGCCACGTCGTTCATGAAGTCGGCGGTCATCTGGTAGACGTCGCGCAGGGGGATCTTCTTGCGCGGTGCCTTGCTCACGTGGAACACGGCGTAGTTGACGTTGGTGGTCACCTCGGCGCTGAACTCGTCCGTGATGATCGTGGGGCTGTTCATCCAGATGGCGTTCCAGATCAGGGGGACGGCGCTCTTGCCCGCCTTGGCCTTGCGCTTCAGCGTGCTGGGCGCCAGCGCCGCGAATGACCCGTGGCCGCTGGTCTTGAAGTTGTCGTGCACCTCGGCGGCCAAGTCCTCCCCCAACGAGGCGAAGAACGGGTGCAGGTCGACGCCGAGCGCGCGCACCGCACGCACTACATCGCTCGTGTCGGCCTGCACCTGCGTCACGTCAGAACCCGCCCTTGCCCCGCTTGTAGTCCTCGTCCGCCTGGAAGACGAGCTCGCGCCGGGTGCGGTTGGTGTTCGTGCCGATGGTGTGGTTGACCGCCACCGGAACGGGCACCGCCGTGGGCTTGCGCTGCCGCGTGGCGTACAGCTTCAGCGTGGCCTCGCCATCCTTGCGCGCCTGCCACCACAGCGTCTTCCCGTCGTCGTTCAGGAACTCCTGGCGGCGCTTGCCCAGGATGTCCATCGCGATGTCGCAGGTGGCGCCCTTCAGCGCCTCGTCGCCGTTGGTGAACAGCAGCAGGATCTCCTCGTTGCTCCAGCCCTGGCCCAGGATCGCGTAGGCGATGCCGCTGGCCTCGGCGCAGGCGCGCGTGACGTTGGCCTGCACCTGGCCGTTGGCGGGGTCGCCGCTGTTCGTGTCGTCCGCGCACTGGACGATCCGCGCAGGCGTGAAGCGGCCCTCCAGGTCGGCCTGCGCGATCAGCGGCGTGACGCTCATCGCTGCGGCTCTTGCGCAGGCGTGCCGTAGGCCTTGGCGCGCACGGGCTGGCGCGGGTCGCGGCGCTCGTCGGCCCACGCCTCGACGATGAGGCCCTGGGCCAGGAGCTTCTCCGCGTCGTCCGCGCGCAGGTCGAGCACGCGCTCGTGTGGGATGGCCGTGCGGACGTTCTTCGAAGCGACGTCCATGGGCGTGGTGTCGGTGTCCGGGCGGTAGCGCAGGTTGGCCTGGGCCCACCAGCCGCGCTGTCGGCGTTGCCTGCCGGCGTTGGCGACGGGCGGCGCTGCGACGGGCTGGTCGGTGTCGGTGGACTCGCTGGCGGTGTCGGTGATCGGGGGCATGGTCTCTCCAAACGCGAAGGGCCCGGGCTCGCTTGCCCAGGCCCTTCGGAGGGTACCACGCAGTCAGCAGGTCAGACGAACGCGCCGCTGATGATGCCGCCCGCGTTGTTCGCCGTCACCACGCTGATCTCCGCCTGGCTGGCGACGAGCATCGTGCCGCCCTCTGCGCCGCGATCGGGCGTGAGGTACTCGCGGACGGTGTAGCCGACACCAGCTGCGCCGCGCACGCGGAAGGTCCGCAGCGTGTTGATGGTGTCCATGTCGGCAGGCGCGCCCGGCTCGTTGTGGACGCCGATGATCGTGCCCGTGGGAAACACGTACTCGAGCACGCCCGTGGTGGCGTTGGTGCGCTTGGCCGCGTGGACGCGGAAGTCGCCGATGCCCGGGATGGTGAAGTCCCGCTTGGTGTTCATGCCGCCCGTCTTGCCCACGACGTTGAGCGCCGCATCGACGGCGCCGTCGCCGATCATCATGCGGAACTGGTCGCGGGTGGCCGGGTGGCGCAGCAGCGTGAACGCCTGCTTGAGGTTCAGGTGGAACTCCGTCACCTCCTGCGCGCTGGCGTCCATCACGAACTGAAGGTCCTTGATGGGGTCGCTGTCCGCGCCGCCGTTCCACTCGCTGCCCGCTGCGAGCGGGAATCGGTTGGCGCTGGCGAAGTTCGTCGTGGTGCTGGCCTGCGCCATGACGTCGATCTCGCGGTCGAGGAACATCTTGCGCTGGATGAGCTTCATCGCAGCCTGGCGCACGTTGTAGCTGCTCTGCTGCTCGGTGATCGCGTTGATGAACACGCCGATGGCGCGCCGCACGACCGTATACTTGGTGGTGCTGGTGCGCAGGTCGATCTGCGCGTGGCGGCCCTCGGTGCTCACCTTCATGGGCACCGCCTCGAACGTGTCGAGGTGGTTCTGCGTGCGGTAGTAGTCGGAGTCGTTGTCCACCGGGATGACCGGAGACACGTCGTCCGCGCGGAAGCCGAACGGCTTGTACCCGGCGAGGTAGTTGGGGAGCTCCTCGGGAACGTGCACGTCCGTCGGCTCGAGCGAGAGGGTGACCATCTCCCCTGCCCTGCCGACGCCCGGCATGTTCGCTGCGAGCTGGAAGGTGACGTTTTCCACGATGAAGATCCTTTCGTTGCTTGGTGCTGGGGAGAGCGACTGAGTGGTGGGCGCAGGCCGTTACTGCTGCTTGATGACGTTCGGCCCTGCGAGCTCGACTTCGCCGAGCTGGTTCGCTGCCGTGGTGCTCTTGGCCTTGCCGAGCATGTTCTTGTTATTGCCCGCGCCACCGCCGGCCCACACCGTGGCGGTGCCGTCGTTGGACATCAGGTCGTCGCCGACCGTGAAGCCCACGTTGTCGGACAGGACGTTGGCGAGGCCGCGCATCTGCACGCTGCCCCACGTCTGGTCGGGGATGTCCTCCAGGACAACGCCCTCGATCGAGTCGGTGCCCGCCGCGATGAGCACGGCGAAGTCTTGGGTGGTCGTCTGCTTGACGACCTTGCCCTTGGCGAGGGTGACACCGGTGTTGTTGAACACGCTCACGATGTCGTGGGCGTCGTAGCTGCGGCGAAGAGTGAGTGCCATGGCGCGAGGTCTCCTATGGGTTCGGGCGTGGTGGTGGGGGCCTCGTCAGCCCTGCGTGGCCTGCTGCGCTGCGCGCGCGTAGGAGGCGTGGTCTGCCGCCGGCAGCTCGCCGCTGGCGCGCTTCTCACGCACGAGCTCCACCGCGCGATCGAACGTGTCCTGGAACGACGCCTTGGGCGCCTTGTCGGCCAGGTACGCCTGCGCCTGCGCGAGCACGTTGGCGCCCGGGTAGCGCGAGAGCGTCTCGGCGAACGTGCTGGTACCGGGCTCGAGCTCGCCGCCCTGGTCGTCGCGCTCCGGCGTGGTGCCGACGCGCGTCTTCGGGAGCGGTGCGTTGCCGTGCGCCGGGCGCTGGCCGCCGTTGCCCAGCTGCACGCTGCCACCGACCACGCGCAGCGTGCCCGTGCGGGACGTCGCGAGCGGCGTGGTGACGTGCTCGAAGCCCTTGGCCGGCATCGGGTAGTCCTTGGCGAAGGCGAGCGCGTCGGCCTTGCGATCGCGGAGCAGCGAGGGGCGCACCACCGCGCTGAGCTTGTGCACCTTGATCACCGCGTCGACGTCGCTCTCGATGGCGTCGGCTTCCGCCTTCTCGCGCGCCGCCTTCAGCTCGACGATCTGCGGCCGGAGCTCGACGAGCGCCTTGGCGTCCTCGAACGCCTTCGTCAACGCCTCGAGCGCGAGCGGGATGCTCTTGATGCCGGTGAGCTCGCAGAGCTTGGCCACCGTGGTGCGGTCGGCCTCCGCAGCGAGGAGGGTGTGCTCGAGCGTGCGCTCCGTCTCGTACTCGAGTGCGGCGACGCTCTTCGGGGTCTTGTCTCGCGAAGCCGCGATGACCTGGGCATTCACGCCGAGTCGCTCGGCGAGCTTGGTGGCGAGATCCGACATGGCTGTTCCTCGTTCCGGGTGTTCGTAGGTTGCCGGCTCACCCGGCTGTTCCGTGGGCTCGAGCACCGTCGGCAGTAGTGCCAGGTGCGCGAAGACTTGCTCCACCGGTGCGAGCACCGGCAGCTGGAGCGCGCCACGCACGCGCTCCATCAATCGATCGATGTCCACGCCTGCGGGCACCGTGCTGGGGTCCGCGACGAACCCCTTGAGCTGCTCCACCGCGGCCATCACGGCGTCGATGCCGTCCAGCGCGGTGAGGCCGAAGATCCAACGCAGGTCGCAGACCACGTCCTCGGGGCCGCCGTACAAACGCACCACCTTGGCGCCGCGGTCGGCGTTGATGCCTGCGCGCTCGGCCGCCACCTTGGCCATCCCCTGGATGAAGGGGTCGTTGGTGAGGGCGACGCTCGACATGTACCAGCCGATGCGCGCACCGCTGACGGGGTCCACCGCGTCGGGCCACACGGCCACGCTCAGGCCGTCGTACTTGCCATCGCGGATGTAGCCCGCTGCCGGCTCGAGCCATTCGAACTGAGCCCACAGCGTCGCCGCGCCGGATGCGTCGGTGCGCGTCTCGAGCTCGTAGATCCAGCCCTGGGCCGGTGCGCCTGCCACGGCGACGTTCTTGGCCGGGCCCTCGCTGGCGTGGTGGAAGTCGGCCGGGATGACGCGCGACTTGCCCGGGCCCGCCGTGTACTTGGGGTGCGCGCGGAAGTTGGCGACCATCTCGTCGAAGGCGCCCTTGTCGAACGTGAAGTCGCCGCTGCTGTGGCCCTTGTACGTGCCGCCCTTGGCCACCTGATTCCACACCAGGCGCGGCGCGTCGGTGTCGTTCGCGGGTGCCTCGAGCAGCTTGCGCTCGGCGCCTGCCACCTGCACCGGCATCAGCACGAGCAGCGTCGTGCCGCGAGGCAGCTGCGCCTCTAGCACGATGGGGCCGATCGTCTTCTTGCGGGGTCGGGGCATGGTGGTGGGTCGATCAGAAGACGCCCGCGGTGGGGTCGATCTCGTACAGCATCAGGTAGTCGCGTGCCGCGTTGGGCGCGCTGTTCGGGGAGTAGCTGCCGTTCGGCTTGTCGGTGGCCGGGTCGGTGATCGAGCCGGCGGTCACGGCGAGCGCGCCGTCCACCATCTCGTTGATGGGCGTGAACACGGCGAGCGCTGCACCGCGTCCCTTGGCCTTGTGCCGCAGGCCCAGCTTCGCGGTGAAGCCGAGCGCCAGCGTGGCACCCGCGCCGTCGGCAGCCGTCGTGATGAACGACTCGAAGTCGCTGTAGAAGTACGTCGAGTTCACCGTGGTGGCGGTCTGCGGAATGGTCAGCGTCTCCTGCACGCGCAGGCCGTTGACGGTCCAGCCGGTGAGCACACCGGTGGCAGGCGCGTCCGCAGGCGTCGCACCCGCGGTGGTGACCTGGAGCTGACGCGGACACGCGGCCAACGCGGTGAGGCCACCCGCGATCAGGTCGGACTTCAGCCAGGTGAGCACCGCAGCGCCGACGGTGGCCTGCGCCGCGTGGAGCGAGTTGGCCGCAGCAGCAGC